AAAATCCGCAGCGGCGCAAGCAAGCTGTAATCCGTAGTTCAACTGGGGCTGGCTTCGGTAAGCCCCTTTTTCATGGGGCTTTATGTCCGAGTTCGATAAGGCAAGGCTGCGGTACGAAGCAAAGGCGTCGCGCAAGACTGATATTCAAGAGGCTGTCGCCACAACTGAAATCAAGCTACCGCAGCAACCCAAAGCCCCACGAAAAAGAAGCAACGAAATCTCCGTCTCCGTGTGGATAGACGGAAACGTGTATAGCTTTACATTCAAAACAAATATAACCGGGACGATGCTCGGCTCTCAGCAGAACAGGCAGGGTATGCAGCATCTTCTACTGGATGCGCTGCGGTCCAAGTTCGGAGCTGTGGAGCTCGTATGACGCTGATAGAGACAATCAACAGAATCTTGCGTAAGAACGCCATTATCAGGGGCGATACGGACCTGGTGGTGACTCTGTCCGATACGCAGCATAACGCCTCGCTGAATCTCGCCGTCGTGGCGATTCAGGATGAGTTGGTCAAGTTGATTGCCGAAAGGCTCATTCCCTCCGAGAGAAAGACGACGGGAACCATTACGTTCGTCACGGAGCAGCGCACGTATTCTCTGGCGACCGACTTTACTCGATTTTTCGGCCTCCCTCATTTCTATCGCGCTACGGACAATCGGCAGATTTACGAGTTTCCCGGTGGGCTCGAAAGGTTGCAGATAGGGTATTACGACTACGCGACGCAATACGGTGATCCGATCTGGTTCTATTGGGAGCCGACCAGCACCAAGAAGGTGGGATTCTTCCAAGTTCCATCCTCTGCCGAAAATGGGGATGCGTGGACCTACGAGTACGAGGGGTCGGTGATGGTCAGTGCGGTCTCGGACACCTTGCCTTTCCACAACGACGAAGAAAACTACTCGTTCACGGAGATGTGTTCGCGGCGCTTCAAGTTCGCGTACGAGGACGTAAAAAACGAGATGGATATAGTTGCAGTCCTGGACAAGGACCGCACCTATACGACGGCGTATGCCACGCTGCTGAAGCTGATAAAGGGTGAAAATCCGCGACGCTCTTATGGAGCGATCTACCGTTGAAGCTCTATTTCGGCGGCGGTCTTAACGAGCAGCAGCAGCCAGACATCAACGAAGCCGCTGCGGGGTCGTATAACTTCGATCTTTCTAAGGACTCGAACAAACTCATTCCGCGTATGCCGTTCGACCTTAAAGGAACCGCCCCGAATGCGGGAGATATCCGCGGATTCATGCAGCTCGTCAAGCGCGATGACTCGGAAACAACTCTGGTTCAATCCGGCAATGCCGTTTACCTGTGGGATGGCTCTACGACATGGACGAGCAAGGGAAGCTGTGATGCCTCGTCTCAACTCAGGGACACTTACTGGTCATTGCACGATCACCTGGTCATCACGGACCTCGCAAAGCTGACGGCCGTTTCCAAATGGGACGGCACGACCTTTAGCGCCATTACGACCGGGTTAGGGTCCACCCTGTATGCGAAATATGGGATTGTGCATAACGGTCGTGTGTGGCTGTTCAACGTCACCGCGGGGAGTGATACGCCGCATTTGATGGTGGCGAGCGCGTTTGAAGACCCGACTTCATACGACACAACGAAAAGAGGCGGCCCCACTACAGACGGCGGCGGCTCATTTAGCACGGGTCTCGAGGCGTTTTACATGCTTACGCCGGACCTTAGATCGATTAATGGTGTTGCAAAGACGCTAGCCGGTGATCTGATCATCTCCACGGTAGAAGGGTCGCTGTTCAAGTTGTCGGGTACCAGTCCGAGTACTTACAAGTGGGACAACTTCTATCCCGGTTCGCAGGCGGTTGGTACGGAGTCGATGGTATCGACGGGCAATGACATCACGTACATGAGAAAAGGCGGAAACATCGATAGCCTTATCTCGACCCAGAATTATGGTGACGTTGCGGCAGATGATTTATCACGATGGATACCGACGACGGTTAAGAACCTGACGGGTTGCATAGCAATATATGACCAGCAGAACCAGAAGGTGTTTTTCTTCCTGACCTCTAAGGTTCTAGTCCTGTTCAAGGACATCTTATTTTCCGGTGCATTGATAGGGGAGAAGGGTGAGCGGGCGAAGCTCTCGCCGTGGTCTATTTATCGAACGGATGATTCCGCAGGATTCAATACCTCAGCAGCGAAGTTCATGCGCCGCCCAGGAACGACGGAAACAACGGTTTACTTTGGGGCGTCCGATGGTCGGGTATTCGATATGAATGGAACAGGTACGAGCGGAGACGCAGGGGGGTCATCCATTCAGCTCATCAGAAAGACGCGCCTTTACGATACCAACATACGACGTATTACGAGGGGCAGCGTTCAGTACCGACGCTTCAATGAGGTCAGTTTTGGCATTAGCGTTGATTGGGCGGACGAGTACAACACGAGCACTGCAAGCGTGACGCTCAAAGGCCCGCCGCCCGGTGACACTGGCGGGTATTTCGGTGGCTCCGTCTACTTTGGTGGCGAGGCTTATTTCAATCAAGGATTCTCGTTCGCGGACAAGGTGAGCCATCAGAACTTTTCGCAGGTGGGTCGAGGTACGGCCGCTTCTGCGACGTTTACCGCGCTGACGACTAAGACGTGGCAGGTGGATAACGTGGAGCTGGCTTGACGCCCAGGGAACGCAGGGAACGGCTGTTTAGGGGCGGAAGGCCCGTTATCCGCAGGCTGGAAATACTGGACGGTGAGCAGTACTCGAAAGACATGGGGATTCTTTGGGCTGCGTATAAGGCAGGATCTTTCCCTATTCCAGACGGTATGTCGCAAGCCGATTTCGTCAAGACGATAGAGGACAGTCCGTATCAGCAGACGTGGATTGTGGACGACAAAAGTAAGAGCTTTTCGTCCGGACATGGGCCTATCGCGTTAATGGGCACGAACACAGCCGGGATGATCGTTGAGGTAAAGGGCGTGTTCTTCAAGTGGGCGAGCAGGCGAAACACACTCAGGGGGAGCGTAGCGTTTTTGAACATGCTGCGCGGCTCCAAGAAAACCGGAATCATCCTCGTCAGGACACAAAAAGAAAAAATGACACTACCTGACCATCTCAAGCTCTATGAGCTGCTGTATTTCCTCGGGCAATCTGACGAGAGCGAATACCTGTACTCCGTCCGTGGGAGGGGGAGCTAATGGCTCTTTCAGACCTCAGGCTTCCCGGTCAGTACACGCTAGAAGATGTCCTCGCGTCCATGCGAGCACCGCTACAAGCGCGCATGCAGCAGGGCGATGAACTGTCGCGCCCAGAGCGCCGACTCTTGGAGGACGGTTATATAGGGGAGAACTTCGACTTCAATGCGTGGCAAGCGGAACAGTTCAATAATGAGCTGCGAAAAGCCGGCTATGTCGAAGTTGGAGCGAACACTGGCGGGCGCTCCGGGCTTCAATCTGTGATTGATCGTAGCGCAGAGGCGCAACGGCGCGGCATCAGGACCGTCGAGGATTACTACAGTTCACAGAACGGGACGGGGCAATTCGAGATCGACCCGCGCACGGGTAAGGAATATTACAAGGGAGAAACTACAGACCAACGCAACCCGTTTGACTTTGGTACCGCTGAACCCGATCACTGGACGAGCAAACTCGCCCTTGGGGCTATTCTCGCTGGATTTGGTGCGGCGGGCGGTGCGGCCCTTGGTGGTGGCGCAGCTGCCGGTGAAGGTGCCGGTGCTGGATGGGTTTCTGCCGAAGGCGGGGCGGGCTATGCCGGAGGAATGGCGGCTGATGCGGGGGCACTTAGCGGTGCAGCCGGTAGTGGAGGTAATGTGGGATTCTTCGATGACATTCTGGGTAACATTTCTAGCGGTGTTCAAAACCTGTTTGGAACTGGCGCTGACACGAGTCTCGCGGATTTCGCTGCTGCCGATGCTGCTCAACTAGCCGCTCAAGGCATACCGCAAGCGCAGATAGAGACGATACTTTCTCAGTCTTACGGTTTCGATGCTTTGGCGGCGGCGGACCTTGCTCAACTTGCGGGACAGGGGTTGTCTCCTCAGCAGATAGCGCAAGTCGCCTCCGCTCCGGGGAGCTCGCTGGGTTCGTCGCTTTCCTCTGGCGGGTTTAACTTTCTCCCGAATAGTTCCACGCTGCAAAAGCTTCTGTTGGGCAGTCAGGCCAACGGACAGCCGAATGGGTTAGATCAACTCTTAGGTAAAAATGGCCTGTTCGGCGGGAACGGCGCTCTTGGTGGTGCCCTCGCCCTAGGACCTTCTCTTGCGGCGATCAATTATGCCAAGAATCAAGGCCCGTTCGATACATCCAAGCTGGACAGCATCTATAACGGACTCCAGGGTAATCAATCCCCTTATCTCAAGTCTCTTACCGATCCTTATGACGAAACGACCGCCCAAGGTTACGGGAGGCTTACTCAAAGTCTGCAAGACCGTGGCGTATCGGGGTCGAGCTTCGGCAACATGGATCTGACCAACTACAACACGGTCAGGGACAGGGGCAGGGCGGATATTCTCGGAACGGGGATGAATAACCAACTGACTCTGCAATCAGGTGTTGCCTCCAAGCTGCTGGACGCACAGGCCAAGGAACGCGAGCTCAAGAACAATCTGTATGGCTCCGCGCTTTACGCTCTGGCCGGCGGTCTTCGTCCGCAACAAACCAACGTATTGGGGCGCTAATGGCTTACCTGGATGACTTGGCCGGCGGACTTCAAAGGGCGGCGGGTGTTCTTAACCCTCGCATTCAATCTGCGAACATGGAAGAAGATCAGCGCAACCGTGTTTTGCAAGCCCAGCAAGCGCAAATGCTCGTTCAGCAACTGGCCCGACAGGTGGAGAGCGGTGCTATTGCCCCTGAGAAGGCCGCTGCGGCGTTGTCTGCTCGTGGGATTAACGTGCCCACGGAATTGCTTGGCGGACCCAGCCTAGCCGCTCAGAAGGCTGCGGCGGAAGCTCAACGAGAGCAGGCGTTTCGGGGTGAACTTCAACAGTTGGGGCCGGACGCGACCCAAGAACAGCTTGCGGGGGTGGCGGCTAGATATGGCTCTCCCGCTGATGTTCTCAAGACTCAGCAGTCCTCTATAGATCGTCAGGCGACACGTGAGGCGACTCTAACAGCAGCGAGAGAGCGCATAGCGGCTCAAGTGGAAGCAGCCCGGCAACGCGGGGAAGATCAGCGCTCCATAGCGAAGATCGTTCAGGATGGCAGGATGGAGCTTGCCCGCCTGACCGCTTCCATGCGCCCCGCGCATGCGGTATCGACTACCACGGTTGCAGACCCTAACGACCCGACTAAAGCCATTGTCATCGACGCCAGAACGGGATCGAAGATAGGCGATGCTCCGCCAAAAGCTGCGGCAGAAAAGGCGCTTCCGGTCTCTGCCGCTCAAAAGCTCATGGAGAATCAGCAAAATCTCCGCAGGGCAGAGCAAGCACTAGCCCTAATTAGCGGGCAAAAGGTTGGCGACGTGCAGGGCGACCCGAATGCTACCGGCGTGAAGGCTTATGCCCCGGATGCGATATTGCAGCGCACTGACCCTAATGGCGTATCGACTCGGGCTGCTATTGGGGATCTTGGAAGCTTGGTCATACATGACCGCTCCGGTGCGGCTGTAACCGCAGCTGAGTTTCCACGCCTGCGTCCGTTTATCCCGCTCGTCACTGATTCGCCTGACGTGGCAAAACGCAAGCTGTCCCGCTTCGTGTCCGAATACCAGAAACAGGTTCAGGAAACTAAGGACTTTTACAAGGAATCCGGCTACAAGGTGCCCAATGTTCTACAGCCGTCCGGGGTAAATACCGGACCTAACATTGACGATCTCGTTAAGAAATACACGTCGTAATGGCGACCACACAAGAACTAGAGGCCGCACTCGTAAACGCGGACAAAGCTGGGGATACGGCAGCAGCTACGGCGCTGGCAAACGAGCTTGTAAAGGTCCGCTCCGCGCCCAAGCCCGAGGCAACGGCTACGGACCGCGTAAATGCTGTCATAACGGGAGCTAACAGGGGTATTGCCGGATTGGTAGGGTTGCCTATGGACACGGCTCAGAACGTCTATAACCTCGCCAAAGCGGGCGTTGGGACCATTGCCACGGCAGCGGGCAGACCTGATCTTGCCCCGGAGCTTTCCAGCGGCAATATCGGCACGTCTGAATGGATAGCCAACAAGCTCCGCAAGTATGGCATTGGCGTAGATAATCCTCGTCCCGATGATGCGGTAAGCCGGATGCTTTACCGGGGCGGCGTCGTGGCTGGCGGTGCCGGTCCTGCTGCGATTCGCAATCCTGGGGCCGTTCTAGCCTCTGGAGCGGGCGCGGCTGTTGGTGGGGAAGTCTCGGACAATCCATTGGCTCCAGCACTTGGCTCTATGGTGCCTGCTGTTGCGGGTCAGGTTGCGACCGCTGCGCGCCAGTCTGTTGCGAATCGCATGAAACCGCAGATGGAAGCCTTTAAGGAGGCCGGGGCACAACCGTCTGTCGGTCAGGCCGCTCGGCTCAACTTCATTCAAGGTTTTGAAAATCTGCTCTCCAAGTTCCCCGGTGGGCAGGGCGTGTTCCGTAAGTTTGTCGAAACGCAGCAAAAGGACTTGTCCAAGAATACGGCTACCGGGGTTTCGGCAGAGGATGCGGGCAGAACGATAGAGAAGGGCGTAGGCGGATTTCTTGACCGCACGAAAGCTACTTGGCAGCAACTAGACGACAAGTTAGCCCAGAAGGTCGGGAACGCATCAGCTACGCCCACGAACACCGTTCAAGCGTTGGACGCTCTGACGACTCCGGTACGTGGTGCCGAGAAAACGACGGGCGCTTTAGTCAACCCGAAACTGGCTGAAATTAAAGCGAACCTCGCGGCGGATCTGAAAGCGAATAATGGCGCTCTTCCGTTCGATGCCATGCGGCAGCTTCGGTCGAAGGTCGGCTCCATGCTCGATGACAGCCTGGTTTCTGGAATACCCGGTGGAGAGCTGAAACGCGTTTACGGGGCGCTTTCCAAAGACCTGGAAGCCACAGCTAACGCCTCTGGCGCTGGGCAAGAATTCGCACGCCAGTCTAATTATTATCGCGCTCGTATGGACCGTGTAGAAACGGTGCTTGAGCGTGTATTGGGAAAGGGAAGGCAGCCTGAGGACATATTTAAAGCCGTCAATCCCACGGACCCGAATCAGTCTAACAAGCTTCGTGCTGTTATGCGCAGCCTTGAGCCCTCGGAACGCCAGGTGGTCACGGATGCAGTAGTGCAGAGGCTAGGGCGTGCAACTCCGGGTCGTCAGAACGATGTAGGCGACGTATTCTCTAGCGAGACATTTCTAACCAACTGGAACCGCCTCTCGCCTGAAGCAAAGAGCCAGTTATTCCCCAATGCGACGCAACGCAAGAACCTGACTGCGCTGGCCACGGTTGCCGACGACATACGCTCTGGAGGAAAGGTGTTTGCGAATCCGTCGGGGACTGCGGGGGCTGTTGCGCCCTATGGTCTTGGCTATCTCGCGGCATCCGGTCAGGTCGGGCAGGCGGCAACGCTGATAGCAGGCTCCTTCATAGGCTCAAAGATGCTCACCAGCCCGAAGATTGTTGATTGGCTGTCGCAGGCCCCAAAGGTGAAGCCTGAGAACGCGGCGGCTTATCTTGCCCGGCTTGGCGTGATTGCCAATGAAACTAAAGACGATGCTTTGCGGGATGAGCTGACGCAGTACGTTAACTCAGTTTCCAAGTCAGTATCAGCGCAATCAGCACCAGCAGCCATCCAATAGCCTTAAGCGAAAACTTAATCTGCTGTAACTCGCTTAGCAATTTGTCCATAAAGCCGCCTCCGGGCGGTTTTTTTATTCCCAATAACAAGGATAACAACATGGGAACGAAGTACGCAACAGAGACCGTCTCAGGCTATAACGCCACCCCCCCGAGTGACGACGGCTCGACCTCTGAATCGAATAAGGTCAAATGGGCGACGATCAAGGAGAAGCTTCCCGATCCCCTCAAGACCGCCATTGAGGGTATCAATTCCAAGCTCGTCACCGCGTTCGATTACTCCGCGCGATCCGTAACGTCTGCGGATTCCACCGTTGCCAGTGACCACATGCGGACGCTGGAAGTGCCTTCGTCTGTTACGTCCACGTTCACGATTTCTCTGGGCGACGCGGCTTCGATGGCTAATGGCTACATCGTTAGGATACGCAATAGCTCAGGAGTCTCGATAACCATAGGTCGCGCTACTGTTGGCGACACCATAGACGGCTCCGCGGCAAACAAGACGCTTCCTGCTGGCGCATCCGCTGCGTTCGCGGTAAACGAGGCCGGGAATGGTTATTACGCCATATCCGAGGCTGGTTATTCTATATCGTCCCTCATCGACGCCAAAGGCGATCTAATCGTCGGCACGGCTCCTGGTGTTGCGGGAACGCTGGCCGTCGGATCAAACAATCTCGCTCTCGTTGCGGACTCGTCGCAAACGGGCGGGATGAAGTGGGGGAGTGCGCAGCATTGGCCTTCGGTAACGGCACTTCGATCGGCGGGTGCGACGTTTACTGTTACCTCGGCGCACCGTGGAAACTTGATTCTCTCGAATGCGGATAGCGGCGGGAATCTCACGATAGATGCGGATGCTTCCGGGTTGGGGGCTGGGTTTGTATTTGCTGTGCAGCTCATCAACGCTGCGGCTGGCACGACCATAATTGACGATTCTACGGCGTCAGCAAATTTTCATTCACCCCAAGCGTTTAATGCAAACAACATCACACTCGCCGCCGGGGGTGATATTGCAGTACTGCAAAGCGACGGGGCGAACTGGAGGTCCCTGTCGTTCGGTGTCCAAGCTACAGAAATTTCTCCAGGCCTCGTAGAGCTCGCAACCAATGCGGAGGCGTTGGCGGGTGTTGATACAGCGCGCGCAGTCACGTCTTCCGGGTTGGCGTCCGGCAAGTCGCTGTCATCCGCCGGTTATATGAAGTTTTCGGGCGGGTTGATTGTGCAGTGGGGAAATGGTGCGACCTCGCCCGGCGGCTCTGTAAATGGCCTCCCCATAACGTTCCCGACCCAAGTGTTCTCAGTGGTCGCCACTACTAATAACGGGCTTTCAGCTATTCAGGCCAGCGTGGTCAACACGTCTCAAGTCTCGCTCACATCGACTTCCGGGACGCCGCAGGCATATTACATCACTTTGGGGTTCTAACATGGCTCAGAAATACGGCGTGTTTAGCAATGGGAATTTTTGCGCTTTCTACTCTACTGAAATTCACGGTGATCCGGGAAGCGAGGGCTGCATGATCCCTCAAGGCGCTGTGCCATTGACCGATGACCAGTGGCTTGAGGAGTTGACGTTCCCCGGCACGTACATCGCGCAAAACGGAGAGGTTGTTCCTGCGTGAGTTTATCGGGTAGCTAGCATTGCGAAATGACGCGACCCGCGCAAAAGCTCATCGTCCAGCGACTCTGCGGGTTTAAGAAGCTCCGGTATCCATGCGTCTCTCGCCGGTATTTCCATGATGTTATTGAATCCCATGAGCCGCATGGATTCCTTGAACAGCCCGACGCTCAATCTGGTGTTGTCGTTGAAGCAAACCGGGAACTGCGTCAGCTTCGACAGATTCGGATGGCGGGGCTGGTAGGAGATCAAAAACTTATCCGTATCCACGAGCTGGCCCCAAAAGAGAATCCCTTTTTTGGCAACTCTGCCGACAGTCGAAAGAAAGTTGAGCGGGTCAGGCAGGTGGCACATGAACTCGGAGACGACGGCCACATCGTATCTCTTCCACACCCTGAGCTTGTGCGTTTCCGGGTGGTAGAGCAGTCTGGAGAACGTGGCCTTTGTTCCAAGGACGGAATTGAGAAACGAGATGGAATGCCCATATCTGCGGTTTCCATCTACGCCGTGCGCTTTCATCCCCCGCAGTTCGGCTCCAACGGGGAAATAGCCGTTATTGCATGCGATGTCGATGAGCGATCCGCCAGGGAAGCGCTCCGCAACCGCGTCGAGCAGATCGTCGTAAACCGCTGCCAGCCTGCGGTTGGCGTCCGTGACTTTATCCCAATCGTGCCCGTCCCCCTTGGTGAACAGGAGCGGAGGGGATACGCGGGGGTCATCGCTATGCAGCCACGAATAAGCGACGCCGGTCTGCATGTCGTCTGAAATGATGAACGGCTGATAGCTCAGTACCTTCGCGGCTTGGTCGATCTGCTTCTGCGATTGAATATTTCGGCGCAAGTCCATACGTCCCCCAGCTGAAATTTGCACCGGACTTTACCAGCACAGGGGATGCAAGAAAAGAGAGGGCGACCGCAACGGGTGCAACCGTCGCGGCCCCCAGCATCAACGAGCGATGCCAAGCGAAGGCCCTCCCGCCGCGTACGCAGCATGGATAGCCTAGCACACAAGCAAGCTCCCGTATTCCACCAGCATGGGAGTGTGCAGTATGTCACAGGAAGAGATACGAGCGGCGATCCGGGACGAGCAGATCAAGCGGGCGCTCAAAGAGGCGATGCGGGAGTGGCTCGATGACAAGTTCGCCGCGTTCGGCAAGTGGTCTCTCGCCAGCCTCGGGGCCGCTGGGCTGTTCGCCCTGGTCTACTTTATCTTGTCTCTAAACGGTTGGCATAAATGAAACTCCTCGACCGCTTCGCCCATGAACGGAGTTTTGACATAGGAGAATGACATGTTAACGCTACTCGGCACGCTGTTCGGCGGCCTGTTCCGTCTCGCCCCGGAATTCCTCAAGTGGCTGGACAAGAAAGACGAGCGCAAGCACGAGCTCGCGATGTTCGACAAGCAGTTGGAGGCCGACAAGCTCAAGGTCGCCGCCGCGCAGCAGCTCGAGGAAACGCGGGGCGAGAATGCGCTCAACCTGTCCGACATTCAGGCCATGATCGCCGCCACGCAGGCGCAGGCCATCAAGACGGGCATCCGGTGGGTGGATGGCATCAACGCGCTGGTGCGTCCGATCCTGACGTTCTGGTGGGCGATCTTCCTCTATACCGTTGCCCTGGTTGCCGAGTTCTATACCTACGTCGTCGTGCTCCATCAGACGAACGTCGAAGCAATTCTGAATATCTGGGGGCAGGACGAGAAAGCCATTGCGGCGTCGATTATCTCGTTTTGGTTCGTCGATAGAGCACTGCGCAAGCAGCGGTGATGCTCGACACTCTGCTCGCCCTGATCCGGCGCTTCGAAGGACTGCGGCTGAAGCCATACCGCTGCCCAGCGGGCGTTCCGACTGTGGGCTACGGCCACACCGGGCCAGACGTTACGATGGAGAGCCCGCCGATTACGCCCGATCTTGCCGAGGACATGGCCCACGATGACGGCCAGCGTTTCGCGCGCGCCGCGGTGAAGCTGTCCCCGAATCTGATCACTGAGCCAGACAGGCACGCCGCGATCGCGGACTTCTGCTTCAACCTCGGAACGACCCGCTACAAGGCGAGCACGCTGCGCCGGAAGGTCCAAGCGAAGGAGTGGGAGGAAGCGCAGGACGAACTGCGGAAGTGGGTCTGGGGTGGCGGCAGGAGGCTGCCCGGCCTGATGCTGAGGCGCGAGGCGGAAGCCGCGCTGCTGTCGCCATGATCCGTCGACTGCTGCAGATCATCGGCGCGCTCGTCGCGGTCGCCGTGCTCGTCGTCGCCGCGCTCTATGGCGCTATGGCGTGGTTCTTCTCGCAGATGCCGCACTAAGCGGCTCGCGGCGCGGCAGGTCGTAGCAGCCATGATGTGAGCTGCGGCGATGCGCTCCTCGTTGGTTGCTGACGGGTGATTGGCGACTTCCCGCGCGTCGCAGTCGTCGCTAAATGCCGAGCGAGTTGTAGTTTCGATTTTTTCCAGTTTGCCCCCACCCCGTGAAATCGGCCTAGAACGCGATTTGCGGCGTCGTGCCGCGATTCGGCTATGGTGGCATGTCCGAAGGCGGTTGGTGAAGGCGGGCGCAAGCGTGGCGTGCTGGCGGGGCAGACTGTGGAGTTTTCTGCCCATCTGGTTGCGTTTTCAGGCCTTCGTGGCGCTCCTTGCCCGTTGATTCCCCTATGAAGCGAGGTTTCGCGCAGTAAGGGCAACGTGCTTAAAATCCCTCGACCTTAACCGGTCATGCCGGTTCGATTCCGGCTCCGGGCACCAGCAATATCAACTACTTATCGCACGCCGCCCGCTTTTCGCCCGCGACTTAAGCCGCCGCGTCTGTGGAATTTTCTGCCCGGTTGCCATCAGAATAGCCCTCATCTTCTCGGGGTACAGGTGAGCGTAGCGTTTCGCGGCCTGCAGGCTTTGATGGTGCAGGGCGGCCCGAACATCGTCCAATGACGCGCCCGGTCGGTTGAGCACTTCAGAACCCAACGAGTGCCGCAGATCGTGCGGGCGCAGGTCGGGGCGGCCGATCTTCTCGACAGCCTCGTGCCAGCGGTCGTAGTACCACCGGTCGGCGTACTGGAACGGGATGAACTTCAGGCATTCAACGGCCGCGGGATTCACCGGCTTCATCACCGGCTGGCCGTTCTTCGTGATGCCGATCTCGAGCCACACGTCGGCACCGTTCTTCACGATGTGCGCACGCGTCCTCGTCAGCAGCTCGGCACGCCAGCGCAGCCCCATGTAGAAGACGAGCTTGAAGAGCGCGCGCGCCTCCGGGTCCTTCAGCGCCTTCCACAGCCGATTGAGCTCGACCATGCGTGCATATACCTGGCGCTCGTTGTTCGCGGCTGGCAGGCTCATCCGGTCGCTGTAGTCGCGGTCGCCGTAGCTATGCTCGCGGTAGGCGTAGCGCACGGCGGCTTTCAGGTACGACAGGCGATTGCGGATCGTCGCCGGCGCAAGCTTGCCGGCGTGATCTGTCTTGTAGGCGTTCGCGATATCGCTCACTTCGTCGAGAAACGCGTGCTCGATCAGGTCGACGAGGTGGGCAAGATCCTGCGCGGCTTTCTTGCCGTTCTTCAGTTGTGGGATGCGGTGCTCGAGGTAGAGCTTCACGGCGCCGGCGAGCGGGAGCCGGCCTTGCTCTAAGCCTTTGGACTCAGCGTATAGACGGGCGCTTTCCGTGCGCTCGAAGGCGTCGGCTTGGGTTCGGCTCCAGCCTTTCGGAAGCAGCTTCGTAAGTCGGTAACGGCGGCCTTCAATACGACGGTCGAACTCGTAGCGGAAGCAGCCGTCGGCTTTGCTCCAGTAAACCGGCATGATGCCTTGTATTCCTCGATGTCAGCCCGCGCCCAGCGGGTACGCCGCGGGCTCAGTTTATAGCACGGGATGCCCAGGTCGTAAAAGGAGCGGACCGGCACGCCCAGGATGGCTGCCGCCTGCTTCGCCGTCAGCATGTCGGCCGGTTCGCTCACTCGAAGAACTCCTCGCTCGCGCGCAGCATGCCGCCCTGGCGCTGCGCGAGCGCTGCTTCGGGGATGTGCTTCATCACTTCCTCACTCGTTGAATGACATGCCCCTGCCCGCAGCCCATCGCCTCGCAGTCGTGCTCACCGCGTGGCTCGCCGGTGACTATGATCTCCGGCCCGTGGTCGTAGGCGTGATGCACGTAGCCGATCTGGATGCCGTGCTGGAAGCAGAGCAGGGCGAGCTGGTCGCCGTCGATGCGGGTGCCGAGGACGGCGCTCATGACTGCACCCGCCTGAAAGCCACGACCCACACGTACGGATTAGACGCCCACGGTGCGCGCTTGGCGTTGATGCTGTCCCAGAGGGAGCGGAATGACTCGCGTGCTGTGGCGAGCGGTGGCGTGCCCGCAAGCTCCGTTGCATCATCGAGGCCGTATTCCCGCCACCCCGAGCCGATGACACGGCGCTCGACGCCCTCGGCAATCGCATCTTCCTCGCTAATATCCTGCACCCGCTCGACGCGGACGCCGGTCACCTCCAGCGTGATCCGGGAGGCCCAGCGGGGCATGTGGATGGAGGGACGCCAGCGGTCGATGCGCGCGTTTCCAACGCCACCCCCCATCCCCTCGCCTGCGACCAGATAGGGAATGGTTCCGTCCTCGTCCGCGTCGGCGCGATAGAATACCCGACTGGACATCTCGAAGTCGCGCGCCCACGCCTCCCGCACCCACAGCCGATCGCCGGGCGCGCCGTAGGGGCACTCCGATTCCCAGCCTTCGAGATTTGACGTTGTGTAAGCGATCTTCCCGCGCTTCACTTCCATGAGCATCGCGCTCGGCGGCAATTCGTCGCAATGACACAGGATGTCGCGACCGTCGAAGTGAAAGCCGTTACTGTAAATGCGATGCTTCACCACGCGCCTCGTCATCTTCTTGCGGCCTTCGAGGATTGCGCGAACCATCGCGCCAGAGAAGAGTATTGGCCGCTCCCTCTGTTTGCTCATGCGTCCCCCGTCCCGATGCGTGCGGGCTGCTCGTGGTCGATGGCGGCGTCGATAAGTGCGCGGATTCCATCCATTTCATCATCTTCGCTTGGCGCGTCTCGCCCATTCTTGGCCGCTATTTCCATGGCATAGTCGTATTTGTCCTTGCCGACATGGACGAAGCCGTCTATATCCTCCATCGCGTAACGCAGCCTCGCCGCATCCTTCTGCATGCGCTCCAGCGCGTCTGCGGCGTTCATCAAGTCCTCTAAGATATATCCCGGCGCTACGATCCTATATCGTTCCTGCCCCAGCTGCTGTCCTCCAACGCCGTGGATCAGCTGCTTCTGCGCGTATATAACGCGCAACCGTCGTATCAATTCCCTCATCGCTCACTCCTCACACTAAAACGGTATGTGATCTACGTTCTCATCGCATGCGCGCCACTTCCGTCCGCAATCAGTGCATCGTTTCGGCCAGAGGAGGCGCAGCGCGCGATGTAGCCGGTCCATCATTCGACCGTGGCGGGTATCGCCAACCATGTCGGCGTAAGAAATCAGTTCTCCGCAATGCATGCATGTTGCCTCTTCTACTGGCGATGGATCTTGTGGGTTCATCTCGCAGCCAAACCACCAGCAATGCATGCTCATCCCCGATCTCCTTTGTCTGCGGGGAGGGAGCGGATGGCGTCGGCACAGATGTCTGCGGCTCTCTCCATGTCACCAAATCTCATCTGCTGTTTTGTCGATTCGCACACCTTCGCGCATCGCTCGACCGTCTCCGCGCACAGCGAGGACTCGGAGAGGGCTTGGCGGATGGCGCGCTCGATCTGCTTATTCAGCTTCATGTTGCCATTGGGTCCGGTCACTTGCTTACCGATTTCCCAATACGCCGCGTTATCTAACGCAATCTCCCGTATCCGGTCTTCCGTCATCACGCCGACTGACTGGCGATTGTTTCGAGCAAATCGTGATAGTGTTTGATGCCAATCTCGGCTCCTTAAGCATATCCGAAGTAGATGCCAACGACGCTCCGCTCGCTCGCGCGCAGCAGTCTCGGCGGCCAGGGCGGATGTGAGTTGCGCTATCTTCTCGCGCTGCTCTGTCTCGGTGCGAGTTGGCAAACGGTCGCCGCATTTCGGACATACCTCGCCGAGCCGAACCGGCGTGCCCGCCCTCATGCAGTGCGCGCACCCCGGCTCATCGCTCAATGTCTCCTCGGGCGGTTTGCGCAGGCGTTCGATCTCGTGAGCCACTTCCTGCTGCGTCGCGTATTGAATGCCGCCGACTTCAACCCACTCCATCAGCGTCTCCGTCATGCCGTCCAGCGGTGTGCGTGTGCCCGGCGACCCTTCCGTCTGCGTCTCGCTCATTCAAACCACCTATATCCCTCTCCGTCGCACTCAGGGCATGGCGTAATCCCGTCATCCCATGGATTGCCACCGGTGCCTGAGCAGTAGTCGCAGATTCGATCTTCGTAGTCGTCAGAATCGAAATAGTCATCTTCCGCCTGCGTCGTCATCACGCCACCTTTATTCGATTGTGCGTCCATAAATATCCCCACCATCTGCGCTGAGCATTGCGAAACGTCTCTTCCTTCTGCTCTCGCGTATACGGGCCGTAGTCGAGTTGGTGATGACAGGACGGGCATCCCGGCACAGCGGTATGATCGTGCGTTTTGTAGCCCGTTCCGCGTCCATCACTCTGCCAGTTGGAATGACAGGGAACACTCGGCGCATCCGGTCCTTCGCCACCTGTGCAGCCGGGGAAATTCAGCATGCACGGTGCGCCGCGGCATAGATCGAGCAGCTTGCGATTCTCGTAGCGCGGGGATTTTTGGATGATCGGTCTCATGCCGCATTCCTCATCGGCGCTGCGTGGAACATGACGCCCATGCTCGCGCCTTCTGCCTCTACCTGCTGCATGTAGAGTGCCATGCCTCGCACAAGTAACTGCGTAGTGCTGCCGATCAACACGCGCTTTCCGGCTGGCGTGATGTCCCACTTGCGATAGCCTTCTTTCACCAGAGTCTCCAAATCCGGGTCATCGTCCTCTGGCAGATATTTTTCCTTAAAGTACTCATGCCACGCAGGCGCGGAATATAGCCGGGAGCGTCCGGTTTCCTCGTCCTTAACCCATGCCTGCTCGGCTATATCCTTGAGCGGTCCCGCCCACATCGCCTCGTTCTGCGTCTGCTTACGCACCTTCTGTTCCTCGCGGATCAAACCCTCCAGCGGCTTGTCTGGATCAACTGGCGCGCTTCGGACGGCCGCGACGAATAACTCCACTCTGGCCGGTGTGTCGAGCCGTATCGTGCGAGTAGCGAATTTAGGCCTCACCACGCCCCCGCCAGCGCCGACGCATCAAATTGAGGCGCAGCCGGTCTAGCCGCCTTCTGGCGAAGAACTGCCTCAACGTCTTCCGCTGTCTCAAGGTAGTAGGCATAGGTCTTTCTCACCTTTCCCTGCTTCGTGATCCTGCGGCCCTTCTGAATACGATGGACGCCGTAAGCCTGCTTATGCAGCCGGTGCAGGTATGCCCCTAGGCGGCGCGCAGGAAGCCCTATGAGCGGCGCTATTTCATGGCAGTCCATCGCCTTGTCCGAGCCTACGGCGTGCGCCCGCAGGACCGCGTAGCAGCGCAGGGGAATGCTCATGCGGCGATCCTTTCGGCTATGTTGTTCATGGTCTTGTCCACCAGCACCAAAAACTGCTCTCTGCGCTCGTGGAGCATTCCCAACTCGTCCTCGCATTCCTCACGGTGCAGCCGGTAAACGCATAGCTGCGCGCCGATGGGAAAGTCGGAGCAATAGCTGATGAAATCCACCCACTTCCGACCGGTGCAGTCCAAGTGCCCCACAAGCTGCCATTTATAGGACGGGTCATAGGAGCCGCGCTGGATCGTGGCGTAATGGGTCGAGGCAATGACCGACTTGATTTCGACCAGTCCAGAGTCGCCAACCCGACCGTCCGGGGAATCGCCGTACTCGCCGCAATCGAAGAATCCGCCGTTCAATACCTCGGCAAAGTGCTCATCCGCATACAGCATCCGAGCAACAGGCTCCTGCTCGTGCCCGCGCTCCATGTGTTCATTGGAGAAACCATGCTCCGCTTTCTTCCCGCTCAGTCGTTCCAGGGCAATTTGCAGGGCATACCGCTTTGCGGGTTCCCCAAAGTCCTTGCCGTAGTTCGCCATGAACGTACCGAATTGCGAGGCAGTGGCTTTGCCAAGACGCAGGGCGTCCCATGCGTCCGTGTTCTGCGGAACGTCATGGAAGATCATGTGGTCCGCTCGGCGCATTCATCAATCAACTGCTTCTGGTGTTCTTCGGACATGGCGACTCGCGCCAGCACGCTTTTCAGATTGCCGTCCCGCTTGTATGCTGCCTTGGCGTTTTCCCACGCCTTAGTCATCGTGGGCGTAAGTACCTTCTGCGTAGCCTCCGGCTGGTGCGGGCTGATGCGCAAGCCCTCAACAGTCTCTTTCCCGAAACGCACGTTATGGTCCACGTAGATCGTCACCCGCACGTTGTTCCAGTCGTCAATGAACGGCGTCCCGGTCAACGCTTTCATCATCTTGCTATTGGAGGCGTTGAGGATCATCGGCTTCAGTGCTTCGCCGACCCGTATCTCCTTCTCCGCGAAATACGCGGTATTGAATAAATCCTTGGTTTTCTTCGTCCGGTCGATTTCCAGCTTTACGCACCGGATCGTCAAAACCGTAGGCTCCACGATGTCCGCACTGGACAGATACGGACTATCGAATGCCTTGCGGTAATGTGTCTTGTCGCTCATTTCGCCCTCCGTAGCTGCGTTACGTTATCCTTGCGCATCCGTTCCTGAGCTGCGGCTTTCTGCTCCTCGTATGAACGAACGCGGAAACCGTGCTTCTGAAATGTGGCCGCGACATTCGTTGCTGCAGCCGAAACGTACCGGAATCGTCTATCGCAGATATTCATCACATCCTCCCCAGAATCGCCCACAGCGCCCAAGCCGATCCGACGAACAGTGCAGCCGTCACGAGCCTGTCGGCCCATCGTTTCACCGTCGCCCACGTTTGCGCGCGGCGCTCCTTGTTGGCGCGTCGTGCAGCCAGCATCCGCACGCGGGGCAGCTCGTCGCGGATGGTGATGTGCTGGAGGCGGGCGGTCACGATTGCGCCTCCACCTTGTCCATGGCCCACTGCACACCATCTGCGAAGCCGCACTTGAAAACGCCGCTGATCTGCTCGGGCGTCAGTTGATCCATAAAACCCCGCGGAAAGTGCGCTTGCAGATTCGCGTAGCAGATGGCGGTCGCCGTCTCGATCTCGGCTGCGAGATTCGGATCAAACTCGCCTACGCTTTGTGCTGTTGTCATGCGTTCGGCAAAACCACAGTAAGCGCAAGAAGGTGAGCTATTAGACGTTGGCTGGACCCATTGCATATCGCGGACGAATTCACGAAGTTTCTTGCGCTCGCGCTGGAGGCGACGCACAGCATTACGCAAGCGCCTAATCTCTGAATCTTTCAATTTCCCGTTCGACTTCATGCCGTCACCTCCGGCTTATGCTCGATGCACAGGAGCTGCTGAATGCGCCCTTCGATCTGAGTCGCCTTGAGCTGCGCGTCGGCCAGTACCTGCGCCTTCTGCTTGCGCAGCGAGTCCACCATGCCGGGGCGCGGATCGAAGTCATCCGGGGCATCGATCTCGATTTCGCGCTCGCCGATGCAGACCGTATCCTTGAAATGCGCGCTCATGTCGGTACTCCACAGCTGCCATTGAGGGCCGGAATAATCGGTGTGCGACCAGTGCAAGAACATCTTCAGCGTGACTTTCATGCTGCCTCCGTCAGTCTGTCGTCCACCTTCCGGTCATGCCGAATATCACTGCGCTCCGCTTCTATCGCATCAGCATCCGGCGTCGCTGCGTTTACTTCCTCGTAGATGCCTACTGCTGAGCGCACGAGCAGACCGAGTTCCATCGTTACTTCGTCTCGCTCCGCGTTGCGCTCGTGATTCAGGAGAGAGGCTATGTGGGCGTGGTCCAAGTATTCGCGGACAGCCTCAAGGACATCACCATCGGCTAGGCTATTCATGGCTTACCTCTGTGTGCTTGGCGAGAAGGGCGCGGACTTTTGCCTCAGCCGCGACCGCTTGAGCCCACGCGATTTGAACCCGCGATTGTTTGATGCGCTCCGGGTCGGTCAACATCGCGAGGACTTCGCGAGTCTCTTGCAGCGCCCCCACTAGTTCCCGTATCTCTTCGTCCTTCTGCAGCAGCATGGCGGCGAGCAATGCGGGCTTGTCGGCTATCTTGTCGGGGCAGACGGGTAGGGCGCTCATGGTTGCCTCGCAAGGACGGCGCGAGCTTTATCACGCGCACCTTTAAATGACGTAGGGGGAAGTGCGGTCGCGCAGGCGTTGTCGAGTTGCGTAAGAAGAGCATTCAGCGCCTCCCGCAGTTCCGCGTTCTCGCGCTCGAGCTGGTGGTAGCTGTCCTGCGCAACAAACGGGCACTCCCGAGATCCGCCGGGCATGCGCAGCAGGTAAACCGTGCCCAGGGGGTTTCCGTGTTCGTCATCTATAACGCGCCGCATCTCGGCGAACTCGTCGCCGGTCATGCGCTCCGGCGTGTGCTGCGCTTCCTGTCCCATCTCGTCCTCCTTGACTCGTCGGGTTACGCTGCGGCTTCCGCTTCGATCTTCGCGGGCTTCACGACCAAGGCCGCAAGCTCGATGGCGGCGAGATACTGGCGCGCATATTCGTTGTCGCCGTGCGTCTCCTGGATTGCGGCTTTGAACTCGTACTCGGAGCCAGAGAAACAGCCCGTAGAAAAGCGAACGCCCAGCTTGGCATCGGCGTGAACGGTCAGGAATGCGCGACGCGAGCCGAGCGGTCCGGCGAGCATGAAATCGGCATCGCCGGAGACCCGCGCATCGCCGTAGACCCGCGCATCGCCGGAGACCTGCGCATTGCCGTAGACCTGCGCATTGCCGTAGACCCACGCATTGCCGTAGACCTGCGCATTGCCGGAGACCCGCGCATTGCCGGAGACCCGCGCATTGCCGGAGACCTGCGCATCGCCGTAGACCTGCGCATCGCCGTAGACCCGCGCATTGCCGTAGACCAGCGCATCGCCGGAGACCCGCGCATTGCCGTAGACCTGCGCATCGCCGGAGACCAGCGCATCGCCGGAGACCCGCGCATTGCCGTAGACCCACGCATTGCCGCCCTGCGCGACGTTTTCCTCTTTCTCGACATAGCCGCCAAGCTCTCCGGCCTTGACGACGCCAAACGACACGAGCGCGCGAATGCGGAACAGCTTGCGCCCGAATACCTCGATGCTTTGATCTGCGACCAGTTCAAACTTTTTACCCATCTCGTCCTCCGTGTGTGTTGGCATTACCACTCCATAGCGCCCGCAGGAGGCGTTAGAGGGTGATCATCGTCGCCAGCGCATGAGCGGCTTCCAGTCGTTCATATAGCTCGCACAGTTTCGCGTGGTCCGCGCCGGTCTCAGCCCGTAAGGTCAGATTCGCGATCTGCGTTTCCAGCGCGTCGATTCGAGATTGAGATTCAATATCCGCATCCATTTCATTCACGGTAGTCATCACCCTCTCCTTATCTACGTTGCGTTCGGTTATTCGGTGGGGGCCGGTGTGCTAGGCGGCGAGGAGGTTGTCGATTGCTTCACGAGCGCCGTTCGCCCCGGCTCTCTGCGTGACGCGACATCCCAAACAACACCCTTGATGCGCTCATAGATCAGGAAGCCGCGATACTCGACCGCACGAGCTTCAGTGCTGAAGAACGCCGGACCGTATTTCGCGTCGTGCGGCTCGTGCCAGGGATTGCGGTACGTCGTCATCGTCTCTCTCCTATCGCTCGTTAATCTGCGTGGCCTATGCCGCCTGCTGCTGCTCTGCGGGCGTCCAAATAGCCGCATGCGCCTCTATCATGTCGATAGCCGCTTCATACTCGCGCCCGTACTGGTTCATGCCGTGCGTCTCGCGAACCCTTGAGACGAATTCTGGCAATGAGCCGAAGAAGCAACCGGCGCGGACCTTGATACCCGCATCCGTCATGTATGAGACGAGATACGCGCAACGTGAGCCGAGCGGACCTATCTGCAGAATGGGGCGCCTGCCGATCAGCTTGGCTCCGTCGAGGTTGGCTCGGGCGAGGTAGGCTCCGTCGAGGTTGGCTCTGGCGAGGTCGGCTCCGGCGAGGTTGGCTCCGTCGAGGTTGGCTCTGGCGAGGTCGGCTCCGGCGAGGTCGGCTCGGGCGAGGTTGGCTCCGGCGAGGTCGGCTCCGGCGAGGTAGGCTCCGTCGAGGTTGGCTCCGGCGAGGTCGGCTCCGTCGAGGTTGGCTCCGGCGAGGTCGGCTCCGTCGAGGTTGGCTCCGGCGAGGTCGGCTCCGGCGAGGTTGGCTCCGGCGAGGTAGGCTCGGGCGAGGTAGGCTCCGTCGAGGTTGGCTCTGGCGAGCTTGGCTCCGGCGAGGTCGGCTCCGGCGAGGTAGGCTCCGTCGAGGTTGGCTCCGTCGAGGTTGGCTCGGGCGAGGTAGGCTCCGTCGAGGTTGGCTCTGGCGAGCTTGGCTCCGGCGAGGTTGGCTCCGTCGAGGTTGGCTCTGGCGAGGTCGGCTCCGGCGAGGTCGGCTCCGTCGAGGTTGGCTCCGGCGAGGTTGGCTCCGGCGAGGTCGGCTCCGTCGAGGTAGGCTCCGGCGAGGTAGGCTCCGGCGAGGTAGGCTCCGTCGAGGTTGGCTCCGTCGAGGTTGGCTCGGGCGAGGTAGGCTCCGGCGAGGTCGGCTCCGTCGAGGTCGGCTCGGGCCTTCACGCCCATCTCTAACGCGACGCGAACGCGATACCGCTCATCTGTATCGCCTACCTCGGCCTCGAACAGAACGTTCCCGCTGAATCTGCATTTGATGGCGACCTTCATCCCCGTCTCCTGTGCCGCTCGTGTGGTGAGCGTTGGAGAGACGATACAGGAAAAAACTGTGGTATGCAAGAAAAACCTGCATAGGCGGACGAAACGGGATAAACCGGGCTTACTTCGATTGCTTGAATTGAGTCGGAGTGGGAGGCTTTCGCCTCCGGGTTAGTGCACTATCAGAGAAGCATGGGCGGCGGGATGGTGAGGCGCGGTAGCGAGGCCAGTCGCTACCGGGGAGTGCCCCGCCGGGTCACAAATTGCCGTGGTCGGACGGGTCTCCCAACTCAGTGACAGTGGTACACGCCGGTTCTGTGGTCGAGGTGGCATCCTGAGCGATCGGTGCCGCCAGAGTGGGCTAGCGCGGCCGGCGCCGCAATGAGCAATGCCAGGATAAGCACGATCTTCTTCATTGTCATACTCCCGTTCGATTGGCGGCTGTTGTGTTCACCGGCCTCCCGCCTAGGGCCGGATTGTTTTTTACCAGATACGCCAAAGGATCAAGGCTAACAAGCCAGCGATTACCCAACCTATTAGCTTTAAGCTTGGAATGGCATGCCGGACTTGGGTCTCAATTTCCTCGACGGCCGCAATTGCCACTGCCGGATCCTTCCGCGCCACTGCGTATTCATATTGAAGTTCATCCGGGTCGTCTGTCATTTACCTTCCACCTGGGGCCGGATTGTTGATCTTCTGACCAAAATTTAAATCGGACACTTATTTTAAAATCAGTGTCAGGTTCTCGAGGCACTACTTTCTTCGTTGTTTCGTTTCAGACACAACCTGCTCAACTTCCTCTCTGGCGGCCTGCCGTAGCGGCTTGCTAACTGGGTCATCCGTAGAGTGACCGGTCCCGCTTATACCATCCGGGTTTAGCTTTACAAAGCCGTTAGCCTCTAACCGCCGATCTGTCACAGTCGGCCCTAGGAGCATTTCTAGCTGCTCCAGTTTCTGACGTATCGATGCGATGATCGGACGTACCGCATCGGCTCGTACAACCTCCGAACCCGTCTGGTTCCCAGACATGAGCTCGTTGAGCGACACGCCAAGAATAGCGGCTACTTGTGCCTGTCTCTTCCGCGATGGTGCGGTACCCCCTTCGTGGTCCTCTTTTTCCCACTGCTGCACCGACTGCCACTTAATACCGACCTTTTCCGCAAAGGTCTCTAGGCTCATGCCTTTCGCCATTCGGAGGCGCTTTATTCGCGCATGAATTGATTCCATAGCTACAAGGATAACCTGCGGGCCAATAGGTGGCACCGCAGGTTTAACTTGCATAGCACAGGAATTTCCTGTATCGTTTCTTTTCATGGACACCTTACGTGGAATCAAGGAGGCGGTGAATGCCGCTGGTAGCGCATCCGCCTTAGCGCGTGCGCTTGGAATAAAAGTGCAATCGATTCAGCAGTGGAAAAAAATCCCTGCAGAACGAGTGCTGGATGTAGAGCGCGTCACTGGCGTATCTCGTTCTGTTCTGCGCCCAGACCTATTTCTCGATTCTGCGGCATGACTCACTCCTCAGCCCCCAGCATCCCCCGGAGCAGCGCGTCGTATCCGACGGTCCGCTGGGTGATTTCGTCAAAGAATTCGACAGGTTCTACGAGCGGCGCGCCCGCTTTCGGCTCGCTACTGAACAATGCAGGCGATGACAATATGCGGGCAGCCTGCCGCCGCTCACCCACTACGAGGAGCGTCCGTGGCGAGTCCGATGCTGGCCCGGGAATGGGGCACCAAACCCGACTGTCATCGGCGGTAGCCTGCGGCCGCAGCGGACGCTTCTCACCCTTTGCGCGCACTACCTCCTCCGGTGCGCGGCCCTCGGCCTTCGGGTCGGGGGTTTTTCTTTCTCGTGTCGTGTCCATGGGCAAAATTTTGCCTCAAACACGTCCGCAAACGTGAGCAAAGCATCGTGATGGACGTTTCTGCACAGTTGTCCCTGCGCCTGCCTCGCCAACCTGTCGCCATCGACACGGGCATCGTCTCGCGGCAGCCAAGCATGACGAAGGCAATCGTGCTCTGCGCCGAGCTTGCTGGATTGGAGAACGACAAGGACCAAGCGCGGGTGCTCAGCCTCGACGCAACCACGTGGTCGCTCATCAAGGACGGGAAGCGCGCATTCCCGCATGACCGCTACGAAACACTGATGGACGAATTCGGCAACGAGGCGCCGCTGATCTGGCTCGCGGATCGTCGCGGCTATGTGCTCACGCCGAAGGAATCCGAGCTAGAGCGGCGGCTGCGGCTGGAGCGGGAGAGGAACGAGCGCATAGAGGCAGAGAACAAGCTGCTGCGAGGGCTGATAACTCGCGCAGCGTAGCACCCGCCGCACTCGCCCATAACTACGATCAGAAGGGGCAAGAATGAAACCGATGATGCTCATGATCCGATTCCTGCTATCGCCCACCGTGGACAACTGGCGATCCCTGCGCCGCGCGTGTATTGAGCGATTGCCTGAAGGCACGTTCAAGGCGCGGGTAAAGAGGGTATGACTCACGCCGATTGCATTCGCGCTGCACTCAGCGCGACGGAGCCAAGAGGCTCAGGCGAGATCGTCGCCGCAACGGGCATCAATGCCAAGAACGTCTGCCAGTTCTTCACGTATTCATCGCGGAAGGGCGAAACGATCCGCCACGGCGACAGGCCGCACAAATACACACTCAATCCCGATTACGCGCCGAGCAAGAAGGTCTGCGACCGTTCCAAGCTCGACAGGCCCACCGTGACCAAGAAAGCGCTACAGCATCTTGTCGCATCCGGGAAGCTGCTCCGGGCCGCTATACGGTCGAACGTGGAGGGATTTGAGAGCAATGAAGAGCTAATGGACGCGCTCGCAATGCAGGAGAGCGCCGAAGAGCTGGCGCGGGCGGTAGTCGAGTGAGACGGATACCTTGGACAGAGGTAGAGCTTGTGCTACTCCGAGAGCTTTATCCGCACGCCAAGACCGCACGCATCGCAGAATTCATAGGTCGCGCCGAAAGGCCGACATATCAGAAGGCGCTCGGCATGGGGTTGCGGAAAACAGAAGGCTATCTGGCGAGCGTCGAATCGGGGCGGCTCACGAAGCTGTCTCTGGCGGGCATCGCGCATCGTTTCTCGAAGGGCATGAAGCCGTGGAATACAGGTATCAAGTGGGACTCTGGTGGCCGGTCACACGAGACACGATTTAAAAAGGGGTTGCAGCCGCACAACGCCCATCCGGTCGGTAGCTACAGGCTCACCAAGGACGGCACCCTGCAACGCAAGATCGGGACCGCAAAGGGCAGCAATAGCAAGCGCTGGCGCGGCGTGCATGAGCTTGTATGGATCGAGGCTAATGGCCCCGTTCCGGCCGGTCACATCTGCGTATTCAAACCCGGCATGCGCACAGCGAAACTCGAGGAAATCACCGTTGACCGCGTGGAGTGCATCAGCCTTGCCGAGAACATGCGGCGCAACACCTATCACCACTACCCGCAGCCGATACCACAACTGATTCAACTGCGCGGGGCGCTTCAACGCCAAATTAACCGGAGGGTCCGCACGTGAAGAACAAGATCGAGGACTTGCGCAATCACCTTTTCGCAACACTGGAAGCGCTGCGCGACGAGGACAAGCCGATGGACATCGAGCGTGCAAAAGCCGTGGCCGATGTGGCGAAGGTGATCGTGGACAGCGCGAAGGTCGAAGTGGACATGGTGCGCGCTACCGGACGGCCGACTGCGAGCGCATTCCTGCCACAAGCCGAACCAGCAGCGCCGCAGCCGGGGCAACCGCGCCTCGTGAGGGGCTCTGCTCAACCGTGAACGCCCAAGCCGAGGAAGCCGCCCTAGCCGCCATGTGCGAAGCCTGGGACAACCACGACAGAGATGCGGCTAGTGCCTACTGGAGACGGTTTGTGTCATTGCACTACGGACCAGAGAGAGTAGCGGAAATGGAAAAGCGGTTGGGACTTGATGTTCATTCGACCGCAGTTCCGCAGAACCAGTGTGCAGGTAGATAAGCAAGTGGCCAGATAGCGACGAGAACGAAAGAGGCGAAGCAGGTTGAATTACTACAAACGGCATTTAGGCGATTACGCGAGGGACACGGCGCACCTGTCGATGGCAGAGGACGGCGCTTATAACCGTCTGCTCGATTTTTACTACGCCGCCGAGAGACCGCTTCCCTTGGAGAGGGCAGAAATCTATCGCCGCGTCAGAGCACGCGGAAAGCAGGATCAAGCTGCTGTGGATGCCGTATTGGCTGACTTCTTCAACTTGAAAGATGACGGTTGGCACCACAAGCGATGCGATGAAGAAATCGCCGCGATGATGGAAAAAGCACAAACCAACCGGGAAAACGGGAAGGGCGGAGGAAGGCCCAAAAAGAAACCCAACAATAACCCAGAAAAAACCCAGTCGGTTTCTGGTGGGAATGATGGTGGGTTACGTTTGGAAACCTTAGCCATTAAGCCATTAGCCACTACTCCACTAGCCAATAGCCAAGGTACGTCAAAAACGGGCGACGGGGCGACGAAAACGGACCCAGACCCGATTTTCGGCACGTGCCTGCAATTCCTCACCGGCAAGGGCGTAGACGAGCCACATGGGCGCTCGTTCCTGGGACTGCTGCGGAAGCAGTACCCGGACACTCTCGTATTCGAGGTTGTGGACGCCGCCCGCAAGGAAGACGTGAGCAAACCGATCCCGTGGATCAACAAGGCGATTCAAGCACGTTCCGCCAATCGAAAGGACGCGAAACATGGAAACTTCGCAAGCCAAGACTATCGGACAGGTGTTGGACCGGACGGGAGCTTCTGAGGCCCGTCACTGCGAGCGGCATGGAGATTACATCGCTCGAAAAATCACGGCCAACTTCTGGACGCGCTGCCCGCAATGTGATGAGGAGCGGGCGAAAAAGCGCGAAGAGGAGGCGCGAGCGCGGCTAGAAGAAGAGGCGCGTGCCAACCGTCTCACCTATGCCTGCATACCGCCAAGGTTTTGCTCCAAAAGCTTTTCGGATTTCGTGTCCGATACAGCGGATAAGAGGCGCGCATTAGAGGCCGCGCAAGCGTACGTGGACGGCATTGTAGAAAATTTCGAGAAGGGGGCTTGTTTGGCCCTTTGTGGGAAGGCCGGCACCGGAAAGACGCACCTCGCAATAGCTATCGCAAAAGAGGCAATTAATCGTGGGTATGGGGCGTTGTTCACCAGCGTCATGCGGGCGGTCAGAGAGGTTAAGGAAACATACCGCAGAGACTCCGAGACTAGCGAGCGGGAGGCAATTAGAAAATTCACTGGACCACACCTACTTGTTTTGGATGAGGTCGGTGTTCAATTCGGAACCGATGCCGAAAAGCTGATCCTTTTCGAGATCATCAATGGTCGATATGAGCAAATGAAACCCACGGTTGTTATCTCGAATCTGGCGAAGGAGGGGTTGCAAGAATACTTGGGGGAGCGCGCGTTCGACCGCTTGCGCGAGAACGGCGGAAGGCTCGTTGTGTTTGATTGGGACAGCTACAGAGGAAAGGCGTGATCTGCTCTCACTGTCAGTCCGTCCTTCATGTCTGCCCTGAGTGTGGTGGGCGTGGGTCTTGGCTCAAATCCAAGCCCGAATACACCCGCTATGAATGCGACAACGGACACAGGTGGAACGAGAGGGGTGGTGAAGTGCTTGCGCTCAAGCGTGGCATGAAGCCGGGGTCGATACGACTCACTGGAAAGAACGCAAAGCGCCAGTCTGCGATGTTTAGGCGTGAAATTGTTTTGTCGTAGGTCAATCAACGAAAGGAGATGGGAATGAGCAACGTAGCAATCGAGGGGGAGATTCAGTCGAAAGGCCTCACCGCGCCGCGCGTCAAGCCGGCGGACATCGAGGACAACATCGTCGCAGAATACAGCTTCACGGCCGCGCAGGCGATGCATGGATGCCCACGGCATGAGGCGCTGTCGCTGCTCACGTTCTGCGTCCTCGTCTTGCGCAACGGCTTCACCGTCACGGGTGAAAGCGCGTGCGCCAGTCCGGAGAACTTCGACGCCGAACTAGGCCGCAAGATCGCCCGGCAAAACGCGGTGGCGAAGGTGTGGCCGTTGATGGGCTATGAGCTGCGTAGCAAGTTGACTGCTGCGCGTCCTGTCTAATGCGCCGCATAGCCAAAGCTGACCAATGATCCGCGTCACTCTCCCATATCCGCCCACTGTGAATCACTATTGGGGCGCTCGCGGTAATCGCCGCTTCGTCAAAAAAGAGGGTGTGGCATTCCGCGGTGACGTGGTGCGGATATGTGAGGGGGTGACCAAGCAGGAAGGCGATTTAGCCGTATTCGTAGACGCCTACCCGCCCGACCGCAGACGCAGGGACATCGACAACATCAACAAAGCCATTCTGGACGCGCTACAGCACGCGGGATGCTACGACGATGATTGCCAGATACGCACCCTGCATGTGAACAAGCAAGAGCCCGTAAAGGGCGGGAAAGTCGAAGTGGTGGTGTGTCAGTGGCGCACGGTAAATCAGGTCCGTTCTGTGCGGCATGCGGCGATAACGAGGGATGGGAGAGAGTGATGGATGAAGTCGAGACATTTAAGACGTTCGTAGAAAAAATGTGCGGTTCAATGACCTCTCGAGAGTGCCAATCTTTCAGGCTGGGCTGGACCGCTCGCCAAAAATTCGACGCCTCCATAGCCCGCAACATAGGCGAATGCGGAAAGACGGCTGGCGAGCAGATAGCGCAGGAAATCGAGAAACGATAGGAGGCGGGATGACGCTAACAATGGCACTCGTTTTAGTTTGGCTGCACTTCGTGGCCGATTTCCTGTTGCAGACGGATAAGGTCGCGATCAACAAGAGTAAGCGGAACGACATTCTCGCGCTGCATGTCTCGCTCTACATCCTACCGTTTATCTGGCTCGGATGGCAGTTCGTGATCGTTAACCAGATCGCCCATTTCGCGACGGATTGGGTAACGTCCCGCACGGCCTCATGGTGTTACCGAAACGACAAGCGGCACTGGTTCTTCGTGACCATCGGATTCGACCAAGCGATACACCTGACGACGCTATTTGCAACGTATCAATGGCTCGTCGCTGAGTAACCAGGAGAGCCGCCATAGCCAACCTTCGAGAAGCCGTAGCAGCAACCGCCTTAGCGGGTCTGGGCTGGTCGCCCGAGCAGGAAAAAGCCGTGGATCGGGTAGCCGCTTCCGGTCGCGCCTCCACGCTGGGCCTGCAAATCTGGAAGGCGCGGTACATGCTCGAAAGCAAAGCCTATCAGGACGCGATAAAAGGGCTCACAGCGCATTACCTCTGCCGGTATAAGGCAGAGCGCCCAGACATGGCTCGTAGGCTCGCGGAGGAGATTCTGAGCGAGTTTATGGGTCCGTCATGCACGACATGTAACGGCGCTCGGGAGTTGGTGGTTGAGGAATTGCGTGTGATGTGCGATACGTGCCGAGGAACCGGACTGAAGCATTACACGGACATCGAGCGAGCAGGTCGCATGAAACTGAGCTATGGTCGGGTTAAGTCGCTAGCTCACAAAATGATGTGGCTAATGGACGAAATAGGCTCAATGGATAAGTCGGTTAATGAGATTGTGAATTTTGAGCTGGAAAGGTATTGACGCCGTCATAAGGCAGGCGTATAAGGAAAGTCGGACGCAATGCGTCCATAGCAGAGATGCCAGCCGGTAAGGCAGCAGCGCCAAGCAAACCGGTGGGTGATAAAGGCGGTGACGAGCCGTGCAGCACACCCAGGGGCAAGCAACAAGCCGCCTCCTTTGCTTCTGCTCGCCCTCAAAAAACGCACAGGCCCCGCAATGGGGCATTTTTATTGGCACTCCACGCCATAAGCATGACGGTCCTAACCTCGCGCCGGTCTGGAAGAAAAGCGAGATATGCCGGGATGAACCCCCAACCCCATCCAGCGCTCTGAATCAAGCCAAGGGCGCGCGAAACACCCTACGATCTGCACAGCATGGCGACCACGGCAGGCGAAAGCCAACGGTGGGGCAGGCGCTTAGCCCTCGATACCGGGCGGGTGATAAACGGCAGGCATTGACTCATACCCCGCAGAAGCGCAGACACCCCCTTGGTAGGGGTGCAGGGATATGGGTTGGGGAGTTATAACCTTTAAAATATACCCCCGGTGGGTATTCTTCCGGCGAAAGTCCTCAGTCCCGACACCTAACCAGTACCGGCTCGTGTCCGGTCAACCTTATCTATTCGGGCGAGGGCTTTCACCAGAGGCTTACTCAGGACGCCCGCAGGAAGGGCACAGGGGCCGCTCCAGTCGTTTCCGGGCACGACTGACGGCCGCACGGTCTATACCGACCTCGCGTGATGCCTCGGAGCCCGTGAGGCCGTCCACGTAGACGAGCTGCAGCGCCTCGCGCGTACGTCCGGTGATGCCGTGGGCATCTGCGAGGCTGCGGAATTCAGCGAGGGTCACCAGACTCTTACCTCGATTGTGCCGGCGCGGTAGCGGATCATGTAGGCCTGCTTGCCCTGCGCACGAGCGATTGCGATGGCGGTGAGTGCCCTGGATTCGTCCTGGTAGTAGCGGTAGATCATGGTCTAGTCCTCGCGGTGAGTGAGATGTATCGGCACGTTGAGCGACCCGTCCACCGTCGCACGATGCCGGTCGGACCAGTGCCGCGCCTGACGGATGAGCGAGTGCAGGAGCATGGTGAGGGTGCGCTTCTCCTGCGCGCCCTGCTGCTCGGCGCATGCCTCGATCCGGTCGGCGGCATGACGGAGCAGCCGAGCGATCCGGTGGTAGCTGTCGGGTCGCATCGGCTGCGTATTGCGGCGGGGGAATTGAGGCATTGGCTAGTAGATGCGCTCAAGCTCAGTGCCGGATACGCGGAATCCGCCCTCGGTCGTCGGTGGGATGGTGCGAGCGCTCATGTAGGCGCTTGCCGAGTCCCGAGAGGCGCATACGGGTCCCAGTGGCAGTGCGCCGCCGCCAACCGGGTAAGCCGTCGCCTGATAGCCCACGATATTGTCGGCGGCGTCGCGGACTACGGCGATGGACATGCGGGCTTTGGTCTTTTCCATGATTATTCTGCGGCACAGCCGCATGAGATGCCGAGACCACGATGATCTACCGCACCGGGTGCGCCGCAGTCCCGCCAGCGCCAGCCATCGGTATGGCGCTCGAGCGTGCCGCCGAGAGTCGTAGAGAGTGGCGTCGTCATTTACGCCTCCTCGCGATCACGCTGGTGGCGCAGCGCGTCGATGCCGCCTGCGCGGTCGATGTCGGACATCACGGCGTTCGCTGTCGCCTGATCAAATGGATTACCGCGGTTGCGGCAGGCAAACCAGCCGCGGCGTTGTCCGTTGGGCTCTGTGTAGTTGACGTGCCATGCATCGTGCCTCTGCGCGATCTTGTCGGCCTTCGCGGTGAGGTGTCCGGTATGCAGTGCAAAAAAATGGTCGCTCATCTCATTCTCCTTCCGCCTACTCACCGGCGGTGGGTGTGTCATCGGTGATGACGAGTGCATTAGACCATGTTAACCGTTGCGTGTCAACAACTATTTGATGCCGGACGCATAAATATTTCCTAGGCCATGGAATCAACGACTTACACGACTGAAACGCCTGAGATATTGCTGATTCCCGAGGGCGAGCTAATCGAATATCGGGGAAAGGTATGCCGGCTGAAGGAGGAGTGTGTTGTGGAGCTGTGGGACGAGAGGAAAGATGAGCGGATTGCGTATGGGTGGGGAATGACGCCCGAGCAAGCGGAATCCATCTACTACCGAGCCCTGCAAGATTACCGCTGGAACGGACGAGAGCCGTTAGACGAGATGAAACGCAGAACGCATGGCTGGCAGGCTGTGATCGATGCCGTGAGATCCGAATATAGCCGGGAGATCGCAGGCCAGATGCTGACGAACATAGAGAAGGATGCGAAATGAAACAGAAGAAAACCACGAAGCCCAGCAAGGCAAAGCCGGGTAAGCGAGTGCCAGGATACTAAAGATGGCCGCTCGTAAGAAACCAGCGGGCCAGACTCAGCAGGAAAGAGACCGAATATCGCTGGGGCGGATAGAGTCATACATGGATGCTGTGATCGTCGGCCACTTCCAATGTCCTACCTGCCAAGAGAAAGCGCAAATCAAAGAGATAAGCAGTGGAGCGGTTGCGCTCATAAAGGCGAGATACGACAAGTTGCGCCCGTCCTTGTCCGCGGTCGAGCAAACTAACGTCAATCCCGACGATAAACTGACGGAAGCCGATATTCTGCAACGATTTCAGCAGCTTATCGACGCATACCCGGACCTGCTCGCCAAGCTACTGGCTGATCGGGCCAAGCAAGACCCAGGCATCAAGTCCGCGTGACGCAGAGCAGCAATAATCACCCTGAAATGCCATGTGCGAGCGCACAAAGGCGCATGCAACACGTAAGCGGTTGATTAAAGGCTGTATTGCATCGCATTTCACTTAACATAATGAGCGTTACGCGAACTGCGTTGCAGCAAATGGGTGGATTGATGGGCTGGGGAGTGGGCCGGGTGGGTGGCACCCCCCCCCAACGTGGCGGTGAGCGGGGACGTATAGCCCTTCCCGAATTTTCGACGGAAGTATAACTCCTGTATTAACACATGACGCCGAGAGCTAGAGACGGGAATCGCAAGCGTGTTAATCGCTGGAGGGCGAAGAATCCCTCCAAGTATCGAGCCTACATGCGGGACTACATGAGGAAGCGGCGTGCTGGTTAGTCTGGTTGAAAAAGCTCGTGACCCGGATGTTGCGCGAGTTTTGGAGGATGCATTGGCGCGCGTTCGTTGTGGCGAGACGACTGGGATATTGCTGCTTGAGCAGGATGTGAGTGGGTGTAGTTATGCATGCGCCGGACTCAAAGACCGTTGGACGATCATCGGGTTTTTGTCGCACGCGATGTTCAAGCTGAATAGTGAATAAGCCAGAGCCAGCCGAGTGGCGTTGTAACGCTGGCAAGCGACCATGAACAAAGGTGCCCACCTCCTCCCTTTCGGGACTCAAAGCACGCAGGGGTCGCAGTTTCGAGAGATTGACTACCGTTCCATTCGCCTGGTCCTTGAGAAAGCCACTGGTGCCAGCCATCTAAAGCGCCAGAACGCGATTAGGAAGCTTGAGAAGGCATACCGCAGGGGTGAGCTGCATCTAGTCCATGACGAGCCGCCTAATGCGAAGTGGGCGCGTTGTCAGGCCCGTTTTTATTTGGGGGATTATTCGGACTGGTCGGGCTGGGAGTATCAGTCTGCTTACCACGCGGCGATGTGGCACTGGATGGATAAGAACCCATTCCCCATTCCCCGGTGGGATGGGTCTAGGGTCAAGAAGCTTTGGATCATCGGAGACCAGGGGATAGGGGACGAGGTTTTCTTCGCGTCGTGTGTCCCTGACGTTCAAAGGTTGGTGGATTCCGTCGTCATCGAGTGTGATCCGAGATTACAGAGAATTTTTGCGCGGTCCTTTGGTGTTGAGACGCGGTCCGCTCAGATTGAAGGTGGGGAACGGAAAATCCAGGAAGTCCCGGAAGGTTGCGATGCGTGGACGCCGTTGGTGGATCTCCCGCGGAACTTCCGGCACGATTTGCGTCATTTCCCCGGGACACCTTATTTAAGGGCCGATAGTGAGCAAGTTGAGCGTTTCCGAGAGTACAGAGGCTATACGGGAATTAGTTGGCGCGGCGCTCAGGGGGTTGAAAGGCGAATCCTTGGCCGCTATGCAAGCGGAATTCGTGCGGTGTCTTTGCAGTACGACCGAGAATACGATGAAGAAGCCCCTGACGGTCCCGAAGGACTCGACCTCAGAGACGACATAGAAGGCGTTTTGGGGCTGTTGTCGAATCTGGATGGGGTTGTGTCCGTCTCAACCTCCGTCGCGCATTTTGCGGGCGCTCTAGGGGTTCCTGTGGATGTGATTATTGCGGACCCGATGACGGCGTTGCCGGATCGTCGCTCACTTTTACCGTGGAAGTGGATTTGCAAGGCGACTCCGGGTCGTACGCCTTGGTATGGTTCTGTGAGGGTATATGACACTTGGAATGCTTACGCCGGAGCAAATCGAGGTAATTAAGCGGATGTTGGACAAGTGCGTTCCTAAGTTGGTAGCAAAGTAATTCGGACAATTTTGTCCCGCCCCTAGTCATGCCGTGAGGCAGAATAATCCCGTAGCTGGATTTTCTAGGGAGATTCTGGTGGAGTTTCATACATTCAGGCACGTTATTACATCAGTTCCAGCCAGAACAGATGCAGTCGCCGATCTGCATAATGCGTGCGTAAGCCTGTTCGATGAATGCGTAAAGTTTAGCTCTCGCTTGCCGCGATCCGATCACGATTACCACACATCTTATTTGCGCCTTCCTTACGACGCGTTACTTGTGCGGCTATACGATGATAGCGGAGACGCTTTTTGTTTTTGCTCAACGATTGGCACCGGCATATTTGTTGCCGCGTACGTGATCACAGATCAAGTGCATTTCCGCGCCTTCTATCTAACGGAAGACGGCGCGGTGTCATTGCCAAAGCTTGCGGGCGGCGGTTTCTCCGGTGATCGTATTTGCGAGCGAGTTGCAGAATCTCTATCGTGGTTCTTGTGCACACTGAACCATCCAGATCAGCGGATTATAGAAAACGCCCCATCACGCAAACTGAACGATAAGCGAATTCGCTCGGGGCGTTTCCCGCTTATTGGATACAAGACTTTAGCGGTGTTAAAGCCGAATCTGGTCGATGAATCATCCCATGTTGGCGGAACTCATGCCAGCCCGCGTGTGCACATGAGGCGCGGCCACTTCAGGCGGCGTTTTGATAAAGAATTTTGGATAAGCGCGGCTATTGTTGGAGACAAGTCACGCGGGCTGCTTTTGAAGGATTACAAGCTTGTCAGTCGTGACGATAATAGGACACGGCACTAGCCCGGTTGGAAAAAAATGGGGCGCGGAGATTGATAAGAACATTGTTGTGCGCCTCAAGGAACCATCGTGGCAAGCCCCAGAGGACTACGGTAAGCGCTGTGACTACATGGCGAGTTCTACCGAGACTCTACCGGTGATGCTGGATGACAGGAGAGTTCCCAAAGAATATTGGGGCCAGCCGAAAAAAGGCACTTGGAACCCGGCGACCGAGGCGAGCTTTAGAAGTCGCGCCCAAGCGCCGTTGGCTATACCGCTGCAACTGTTTTTGACTTGGAACGCGATTTTTAAGGAACTGAGCGGTGACGAGGTTCCGAATTTCTCGCTAGGCATGTTTGCGATTATCTGCGCAGCGGAGTTTTTGAAGCCCGAAGAAATACGATTGGTCGGCTTCGATAATCTGCTGGAGCCTGCCCGGCTGGAGTATCACAAGGCGAACAAGGGGCGCTGGGTATCCCGTCATGACTGGAAGGCGGAAAACAGGATGCTTCCTGTCATCGAGCGGGAATGCGGCGTTACAATAGGTGGATTCGAGCCGTGATAGAAACTCTTGCGTTGCAACCCAATGACAGTTCCCGCCGGGCGGCGGGGTGGCTTAGTTGGTGAAGGCGCGTCGCGGATAAGTCTATCGCTGAGAATGCGGGTAATGGGTGACTCGGCCCTCCGCAAAACACCCCCCGTAAAAAGGGGGTGTTTCATTTTTGGGGTCGAAAATGGAAAGCAGGAACCCGTTTTGCGGAACGAAGTTAGAGGTTAAGCCATCGGATACGGCGACGAAATCCTAGTTACGGCGATTGTCAGGAAGGCGCATTTAAAGACCGGAAAGCCCGTCATGGTCGGGGACGGTGGTTCGATCAAGTGGTCGGAAGTCTTTGACCACAACCCTCGTATATCGAAGAAGATTGTTCCCGATGGGGTGTGGGTCAAGACGATTAAGGGAAACAGACCGTATATCGACTATGCCAAGACGACGAGAGAACGTATGGCGTGGAAGCCGTTTAAGGCTGAACCTGGAGAGATTTACTTTTCTCCCGGTGAGCTTCGATGGTCTGAGTCAGATTTCGTTTATATCGAGCCGAACACTAAAGGCTCGTTCGGTGGAAACAAGGATTGGGGCTTCGACAACTGGCAAAAGGTTGTCGATTCACTTCCAGATATTAGGTGGATTCAAGGTAAAGGACGGCGACTAAGAAACGTCCGACAGCTTGAAACGCGGTCATTCCGCGACGCCTGTGCCCTCTTATCGAGGGCTTTTTTATTTGTAGGCACGGACGGAGGGATGCACCACGCGGCGGCTGCTTTAGGAAAGCCGGCTGTCGTGGTGTGGGGCGGATTGGTCGGACCTAACACCTTGGGCTACGACTCGCATACCAACCTGTGCAAAGCATCTTACTTCTGCGGATCCATAACACCCTGCCTTCATTGTAGACAGGCTTTGGAGCGCATAACCCCGGAGATGGTTGTTGAGGCTATCGCTACTCATTGCGACAAGAGGACGACCGAAGCGGTTTAGAAACGCTGTGGATTCCGCTCTAAGGACCGCTCGCAATCCGTTTCACCTGATGTCGTATGTGGATGAGGACGACCCGAAGAAGGATGAATACGAGGGCGTCACGATAGGACTATCGGTGGGGAGTTCTAAAGCTCTCCTGTCCATGATTGCGAAGGTCGAGACGCCCTATTTCATGATCGGGTCGGATGACATCGAGTTTAGAACTCGGGATTGGGATGAAAAGCTTCTAAACGAGATGCCGAAGGATGATCTGGCTATCGTCTACGGCACGGACCACGCGAAGCAGAATTGCAATCACTTCGTTATGTCGATGAAGTGGGTAAAGCTTATCGGTCCATGGCCTGACATCTTTGCTCACTTCGGGCCTGATGGCTGGGTTTCTGAGGTTGCAAAAAAGTGCGGCCGGCTGATCCAGGTTAAAGACGTGGAAGTAGAACATTTGCATTTCAAGTACGGGAAGTCGGAGTCCGACGAGACGTACCAAAGAGCAAGGGTGAACGGAGCCGGCGCTAAAGCAATGAAGCTTTTGTCTGACACGTCGCATATTCAACAACAGCACGCAGACATCATCCTTGAAGCTATCGCCCGAGGTTCTTGAGTGGGTCGCGTTACACCGCACGCACACCAAAGACGGTGACGAGTACATAAAAAGCCTGCGGGATGACTTTGCCGGCATAGAGCCGCACTTGCCCGAATCGTGCGAAAGCATCCTGGACATCGGATGCGGCATGGCGGGGATAGACATTCTGCTCAAGCGGAAATATCCCGACGCGAAGTTATACCTGCTTGATGGTGACGGCCCAAAAGAGGATTGGCGCGGAGGTTTCGAGAAGGACATGAAGCCGTTTAGCAATCGAGAGGTTGCTACCGCGTTCCTTGCTTCCAACGGTGTGACGGTAGACCGCTGGTATGACATCGGCACTCAGGACATAGAGGCGGATTTGGTTATCTCTCTATTGTCCTGGGGCTGGCATTACCCGCTAGAGACTTACCGAGTCAAAGCGAAAACGATTATTTGCGACATTCGGGACAAGGTAGAGGGAGAAATGATTTGCCCGCTCGTTATGCACAACAAGCCCAAGGGACACCGCTGCAAGCTGCGATAGGCATGCTCTACAGCCTAATCGTGCAGTTTCCCGACTTGGACCCGATGTTGCGCCCTGTAATCCTGGAATTGGAAAAGATTGAATCCCCAAGAGGAATTAGCCCGCCTAGTCCTATTGATGGAGAGGCGACGAAAGTATCACCGTCTCGAATATTACGCGCCCTATCAGTATCAGAAGCAGTTTCACAACGCTAAGGGTCACCAGACAGACAAGCCCGCTGCGCAACGGGTTTTGATGGCGGGGAATGGTACTGGCAAGACCTGGTGCGGCGGTTTCGAGACGGCGATACACGCAACTGGAAGATATCCGGATTGGTGGGACGGTCACAGATTTAAGCATCCGATAGTCGCAATGATCGGGGGCATGACGAACGAAGCGGTTAGGGACATCTGCCAGAAAACGCTATTTGGCGACCCTAACGAACCCCAAGCTTTGGGATCTGGAACGATCCCTGTTGATTGCATCGGCAAGCGGACTTCAAAGCCCGGGGTGCCGAATGCTTACGACACGGTGCTGGTTAAGCATGTCTCCGGTGGGTGGTCGAAGCTCATGTTTCGCGCTTATGAGCAGGGGGCGAAGAAACACATGGGCCATCGTATTCACCTTGGATGGCTAGACGAAGAGCCGCCGCAGGATATTTGGTCGCAGTACTTGCGGGCGACGATTTCCATGAACGGGATTCTCTACATCACGTTCACGCCGGAGTCTGGATTAACCGAAGTGGTGAACAACTTCATGAACCACATCGGCCCCGGGCAGGCGCTTATACAAGCTTCCTGGGATGACGCGGGGCACTTGGTTAAGGACGGTCAGTTAACCGAAGAAGCTAAGCAATTGGAGTCTGGTTTCCCTGCTCACGAACGAGAAATGCGGCGCAGGGGCGTTCCCTCTTACGGAAGGGGTCTGGTGTTCCCGTTTACCGAAGAATCGCTCGTTATCGATCCTTTCGAAATTCCAAGGCACTGGCCGCGCATCAACGGTATCGACTTTGGTTGGGACCATCCCGCAGCCGCGGCGAGCCTCGCGTGGGACCGTGACGCAGACGTTGTTTATCTTGTCGCGGAGTATCGGGAATCAAGGGCGATACCGGCTATACACGCTGCCGCTATACAGCCTTGGGGGGCGTGGATTCCGACCGCCTGGCCGCACGACGGATTGAACACAGAGAAGGGCACCGGCGACGAATTAGTAAAGGCGTACTCGAAAGAGGGCCTGAACATGCTTCCCGCCAAGGCGACCAACCCTCCGGACCCCAAGCAGGGGCAAAAAGAGGGGGAGGGCGGGAATTCTGTAGAGGCCTCCATTCTTGCCATGTTTGAGCGTATGGAGACGGGGCGATGGAAGGTTTTTAGCACCTGTCGGCAATGGCTGCAGGAGCAGAGGACGTATCACCGTGACGAGCAAATGAGGCTCGTGAAGCTCAGGGACGACTTGATAAGCGCATCCCGCTACGCCCATATGATGCTGCGTCACGCGCGCACCGAAACAATAAAAAGACCAAAACGCCACGTTGCTAGAGGCGCTACGAACTGGGGCTAAATTTGGCTGAACCTAAAAATAGGCGGATCGTTTCTGCGGACTGGAAGAAGCTCGAAACGTATATCAACGACGAGCTTTCCACGCGGTCGAAGTCGCAATTCCGCAAAAACCACGAAGAAAAGTGGAGGGAGGTTGACCGCCAAATCGCCATGAACCCGTTGCAGAAGGTCACGCCGGGTATGCCTGTAGAGGCTGCGTGGCAGTCTGCTTTTGAGCTTGGTGAGCTCTCCAAGGCTTCGGAAATCATAACCGATGACGTAATGCGTATTACGTTCCCGGATGAGAACTGGTTCGAGCCGCACGTAGAACTAAACAAGGAAATGGGGCAGACCCGCGTACCCGAGCAGAAGCAGCGTATTGCCGATGGTCTGTTGCGTTCTCTCATGGTGCAGCAACACAAGGACTTCGGCTTTAAGGGGCGCTTTCGTCTTTCGGTTAAAGAAGCCCTGCACCACGGCGGGTTTGTGGCGGAAGCTAAGTTCGCCAAAGAGATGATGGTGTATGACGGGCAGAAGCTTAAGCAAGTCTCTGCTCCAGTATGGCAACCCGTCTCGATGTGGAATGCCTACCCCGATCAATCTCCATCGGTGATCGGAACGAACCTGTTCTATACGGGGTCGATGCTTATCAATGAGTACATGCCGCTGTGGAAACTGAAGAGGATTGCAAAGGGTAACGGTTGGATGCCCAACCGCCTTTCCAAGATCCCCGACGAGGAACACAAGAACGGGGAGGTTCAGACCAAAGACGTAAAGCTGACGAAGTGGTACGGCGATCTGAACATCGATCGAGACGACGGGGATATGTATTTCCCCAACTCGTTTGCGATCCTTGCGAACGGCGTCATTGTCTACATGGCTCCGAATGAGCTTCCTTACCCTTCCATAATATACGGAGGCTATGAGAGGCAGGATATCCGCGACCCATACTATACGTCGCCTATCATTAAGCAGTCTCCGATGCAGAAGATAACGACTATCTCTGCCAATAACTTTATTGACGCTTCTGCCCTCAAAGTCCAGCCGCCTGTTGAGTATGACGGTAATGATCCTGATTATGTTGCTAACGATGGACCGACGATTGCCCCCGGAGCAAAGACGCCGACCAAAAGTATGGGCAAGGGTATGACCGTTCTTGATATAGGTGATCCGAAATGGGCGCTTGAGGCGTTGCAAATGGGCTTGCGCCAGATGCAGGAGGGAACCGGCGTTTCTTCCCTGCGTACCGGGGTTGTGAATTCCGATCGGCAGACGGCCACAGAAGTTAACAAGACTCAGCAAGGCGCGGAGGTTCGCACGGTTGGGTTTGTTGGAATGCTGGAAGAAGGCGGGTTAAGGCCGTGGCTTTATATGCAGCACGAGCTTAACCGAAAGAACATGACGGAGTACACGTTCTATAACTCCGAAATGTCTACGCCTGACTTCATACGGGCGACGAATAAGGACATTCAGGCTAACGCGCACTTCGATGTCGTCGGCTCTCGCGGTCTCCTGGGTGAAGAACAGAGGACTCAGCGAGTCGGGGCTGCTACTGCGTTTTTCTCGGGAAGCCCGCTGTTTGCGCCGAAGCTTAAAGCCACTGACATCATGCTCCAGACTTATCGGGACGCGGGGCTTAAAAATCCGGAGCAGTTCGTTCAAGTGGACGAAGGCCCGCAGATACCGCCTGAGGTTCAACAGCAATTGCAGCAGATGCAGCAGGCGATGCAGCAATTGCAGACTGAGAACCAGCAGCTTAAGTCGGGCGCTCAGGTGAAGGCCGCAGAGATTCAGTCGAGAGAGAGGATCGCTGCAGCCGAGTTGCAATCCACGGAGAAACTTGCGGTTGCTGAATTGCAAGTAGACGCCCGTAAGAGTTCTGTTGAGATGCAATCGGACATGGCCGGTCAGAGTCGCGAGCAAGTTTTAGCTGCAAAGAAAGCCGCTGCTGAGATTGACCTTATCGAAGCGCAGACCGTTAAGACACTCATTGAAGCTCAACAGATACCGGAACAGGCGATGCAGGAAGCCGCCACTAGCAAGGAGACCGCTTGAAGGAACTGTTAAAGCAGTTGCGGGAAACGAGGGAGTTTCAGGAAATCATGGACGCAATGCACAAAAGCCGTCCGGTGGTTCCAGCCTACCGCCCCGCTGGTTCAATAGAGGCGAACAACGCTGTTATCGAGGAACTTAAATATCAATCCGGCCGGCAGGATGGTTTCGACCTTCTCTTTAAGTTGCTAACCGGCAAGTAACACAGCTTTACCCAACCACAAGGCCCTTCGGGGCCTTTTTTATTGGAGTTCACATGGCAGAGCAAGAGCAGCAGGTTAGCACTGAGCAACCCGCTAGCACCGAAGCCCCGCAGACAGAAAACACGCTGGAGCAGGTTTACAGCGAGTTCAACGTAGAAGCGGAGGCGCAGTCGTTCCAGCCGCAGCAAGCACCGCAACAGCAGTACCAACAGCCGCAACAAGCGGCGCAAGCGATGCCTGCTATTCCCGATCCCGTTCTAGACCCTGCGGGGTTCAAGACGTGGCAAGCGGCGCAATCCGGCGAAATTCAGAAGAAGCTCGCGAGTATGGAGGCTTTCCAGCGGCAATTAGCGGTCGCGGAAATCAACCGGCGCGAAGCTGAAGAAGTCAAAACGCTGGTCTCTTATATCAATAAGGTTGTTGGTCTACCAGAAGCCGATGCGGACTTGATCGAGTTTGCACTGGCGAAGCAGGTTCGTTACGACCCGAAGTTTGCCGCGATTTACCAAAAACGTCATCAAAACCAGAAGGCGTGGAATGCGGCGACGAAGGCGATGGGCGAGCAGCTACAGAAGAAGTTTTCTGTCCGTGTCGACCCGCAGCTTGCAGAGAATCAGAAGGCCTTAAAACAAGCACAACAATCATCGGCCACCACAAAACAGACCAATCCAGAAGAAGACCGCTTTGCGGGTAAAACCGGCGCGGCTTTCGACAAGGAATGGCAATCCTACATAGGACGCGGCACGCTCTAAAAGTTTTGCGGTAGGCTCATAAGGAAAAATAATAATGCCTTACCTCGTTTCTAGCACTGCATCTAACGTCGCTCTTGGCGTTAATTTCCAGTTGATGAAGGGCCTGCTTTCGGCGGCTCGCAAGAAACTCCCATTCTACAACGGGACTCTCGCGGGGACGTTGGAAAAGAACGGCTCGACAGCCTCTGTTAAGTGGGAGCGCATCGACAATCTGGCGGTTGCAACTGCGACTCTTAGCGAGTTGACGGGCGCAACGACCCTCCCCACCCGTAGCACGGTCCTTCCGACTATTAGCACGGTTACGGCGACGATTCTGAAGAAGGGCAATGCAATCGCCCTGTCGGAAGAAATCGACCTCCTGCAGATGAACATGCGTGCCGCCAAGTTCCTGGACACGTTGGGGGCGAATGCGGGCGAGTCGCTGAACGTGCTGATGGAGACCATCTACTCCGGCGCCTCCCTGGTGCGTTACGCCAATGGTGCCGTTGGTGGCGGAACGGCGGATACGAACGTGACTTCAGCCATAACGCTGACAGACATCAAGTACGCCGTTAACCAGCTTAATCGCAACAGTGCCATGAAGTTCACGTCTGATACCTACGGCTCTACCAACATCGGGACGTCTCCGGTGCGGGCGAGCTACTACGGTATCGCGCATGTTGACGTGGAAGAGGACATTCGCGGTCTGACGGGCTTTATCCCTGTCGAACAGTACGGCGGTTACACCGATACCATGCCGTTTGAATTCGGTGCAGTTGGTGGGGTTCGCTGGTGTTCGACTGAGATAATCCCGGTCTCTACGTCTGCCGGTACGACCACGGCGACGGGTCTGCGTGGTGCGTCCAGTATCCTCAACGACGTTTACAGCACGTATATCTACGGCAAGGAAGCGGTCGGCTCGGTGGGTCTGGGTAACACGCATGCGACAACCTCTGCCGAGATGTACAACCCGAAAAACCCGCCTGCGGTGGAAATCATCTACCACAAGCCGGGTTCGTCGGGTGCGGCTGATCCGTTTAATGAGTTTGGTTCGCTCGCGTGGAAATCGTGGTGGATCGGCGAGATTCTCAACGGAAACTGGCTCAGCAAAATCCGCAGCGGCGCAAGCAAGCTGTAATCCGTAGTTCAACTGGGGCTGGCTTCGGTAAGCCCCTTTTTCATGGGGCTTTATGTCCGAGTTCGATAAGGCAAGGCTGCGGTACGAAGCAAAGGCGGGGCGCAGGACTGATATTCAAGAGGCTGTAGCCACAACTGAAATCAAGCTACCGCAGCAACCCAAAGCCCCACGAAAAAGAAGCAACGAAATCGCCGTGTCCGTCTGGATCGACGGCAACGAATACAGCTTCACATTCAAGACAAACATAACCGGGACGATGCTCGGCTCTCAGCAGAACAGGCAGGGTATGCAGCATCTTCTATTGGATGCGCTAAGGGCTAAGTTCGGGACCGTGGAGATGGTATGACATTGCTAGAGGCAATCAACAGAATTCTGCGTAAGAACGCCATTATCAGGGGGGATACCGATTTAGTCCTGACCCTGTCGGATACGCAGCACAACGCATCGCTGAATCTCGCTGTAGTGGCGATTCAGGATGAACTCGTGAAGTTGATTGCCGAGCGTCTTATCCCTTCCGAGAGAAAGACGACTGGCTCAGTAACCTTTGTCACTGAGCAGAGAACGTATGCTCTAGCAGCGGACTTCACCCGCTTTTACGGGTATCCGCATTTCTACAGAGCTGCGGATAATCGGCAGATTTACGAATATGCCGGCGGTCTTGAAGGTCTGCAAATTACGTACTACGACTATGCCACGCAATATGGCGATCCTCTTTGGTTCTATTGGGAGCCGACCAGTACTAAAAAGGTTGGATTTTTTCAAGTTCCTTCGTCTTCTGAAAACGGCGATCAGTGGACATACGATTACGAGGGTTCCGTCATGGTTTCCGCTTCTTCGGATACCCTGCCTTTTCATAACGACGAAGAGAATTACTCATTCACGGAAATGTGCTCGCGTCGGTTCAAGTTCGCTTGGGAGGATGTGAAAAACGAGATTGATATCGCTGCGGTACTGGAAAAGGATCGTACTTATCAAACTGCGTATGCCACGCTGCTTAAGCTCATCAAGGGGCAAAACCCTTGCCGTAGATACGGGGCAGTGTACAGGTGAAAGTATTCTTTGGTGGGGGTATTAACGAGCAGCAACAGCCTGACATCAACGAAGCTGCCTCTGGGTCTTATAACTTCGATCTTTCCAAAGACTCTAACAAGCTCATACCTCGAGCGCCGGTCGACCTCAAAGGCACGGCTACGAATGCGGGTGATATACGAGGGCTCATGCAGCTCGTTAAGCGTAATGACTCTGAAACTACGCTTGTTCAGTCTGGTAACACGGTCTATCTCTGGGATGGCTCTACGACGTGGACGAGCAAAGGAAGTTGTGATGCCTCATCTCAGTTAAGAGACACATACTGGTCGCTTGGTGATTATCTGGTCATTACGGACCTTGCCAAGCTAACAGCAGTTTCCAAGTGGGACGGCACGACCTTTAGCGCAATCACAACTGGATTGGGCTCTACCCTGTATGCGAAATACGGGATTGTGCATAACGGTAGGGTGTGGCTGTTCAATGTAACCGCTGGAAGTGACACGCCGCATTTGATGGTGGCGAGCGCGTTTGAAGACCCGACTTCCTACGACACGACGAAAAGAGGCGGTCCAACTACAGACGGCGGCGGGTCTTTCAGCACAGGTCTGGAAGCGTTTTACATGCTTTCGCCAGACCTTAGACCCATAAACGGGGTCGCTAAGACTTTAGCTGGTGACTTGATTATCTCCACCGTCGAGGGGTCGCTGTTCAAGCTCTCGGGGACGAGTCCCAGTACTTACAAGTGGGACAACTTCTACCCCGGCTCTCAGGCGGTTGGTACCGAATCCATGGTATCGACCGGCAACGACATCGTGTACATGAAAAAAGGCGGGAACATAGATAGCCTCGTCTCGACGCAAAACTATGGCGATGTGGCTGCTGACGATTTATCACGTTGGATACCGACGACGGTTAAGAATCTAACGGGTTGCATAGCGATTTATGACCAGCAGAACCAGAAGGTATTTTTCTTCCTGACTTCTAAAGTCTTGGTGCTGTTCAAGGACATCTTATTTTCTGGTGCGTTGATAGGCGAGAAGGGAGAAAGGGCGAAGCTTTCTCCGTGGTCGGTTTACAGAACAGAAGACTCGGCTGGGTTTAATACTTCCGCAGCTAAGTTCATGCGCCGGCCGGGAACGACTGAGACAACCGTTTATTTCGGCGCTTCCGATGGGCGCGTGTTCGATATGAACGGAACAGGAACGAGTGGAGATGCTGGGGCATCGTCCATTCAGCTTATAAGAAAGACCCGACTTTACGAGAGTAACGTCCGACATATAACCCGTGGGAATGTTCAGTATCGTCGCATGAATGAAGTGAGCTTTAGCGTCTCTGTTGACTGGGCTGACGAATACAACACGAGTGCGGCCAGTGTGACGCTCAAGGGTCCGCCGTCTAGCGATACCGGAGTTTACTTCGGTGGTCCGATCTATTTCGGTGGTGCTAATTACTTCAATCAAGGCTTTTCGTTCGTTGACCGGATCAGCCATCAAAACTTCTCCCAAGTTGGAAGGGGTACGGCTGCTTCGGCGACGTTTAGCGCGCTGACGACTAAGACGTGGCAGGTGGATAACGTGGAGCTTGCTTGACGCCCAAGGAACGCAGGGAACGACTTTTTAAGTCAGGAAGGCCAGTTATACGTCATCTGGAAATACTCGATGGCGAGCAATACTCGAAGGACATGGGGATTCTCTGGGCCGCTTATAAGGCTGGTTCCTTCCCCATTCCTCAAGGTCTTTCACAAGAGGAATTTGTTAAAGCCATAGAAGAAAGTCCGTATCAGCAGACGTGGATCATTGACGACAAGAACAAAAGCTTTTCGTCAGGTCATGGACCGATAGCATTAATGGGCACGAACACGATCGGGATGATCGTTGAGGTAAAGGGCGTGTTCTTCAAGTGGGCGAGCAGGAGAAACACACTCAGGGGGAGCGTGGCGTTTTTGAACATGCTGCGCGGCTCCAAGAAAACCGGAATCATCCTCGTCAGGACACAAAAAGAAAAAATGACACTACCTGACCATCTCAAGCTCTATGAGCTGCTGTATTTCCTCGGGCAGTCTGACGAGAGCGAATACCTGTACTCCGTCCGCGGGAGGGGGAACTAATGGCTCTTTCAGACCTTAGGCTCCCGAGTCAGTACACGATGCAAGACCTACTGGCTATGGCCAATCCCGGCGCGTTTCAGGACGAATCCGGCCGCTGGTTTAGTCCGACAGATGAAGGGCGCCAGCGCATCAATACCGAAGATTTCGATCTTTACCAAGCTCAACAACGAGCATTCCTTGATGCCGCTACTCAGGCGGGATACGTCCCTGAGCTCACGAACGGGCTTAATCAGAGCGTCTTAGATCGCAGTCAGGAAGCGCAGCGCAGGGGCATTAGAACACTCGATGACTACTACCGTTATCAATACGGTAACGGTCAGTGGGAAACTGACCCGAGAACCGGACAGCGTTTCTATAAAGGCGAGACGACTGCGCAGCAAAACCCGTTTGATTTCGGTACTGCTGAGCCCGATCACTGGACGAGCAAACTTGCCCTTGGGGCTATTCTCGCTGGATTTGGTGCAGCGGCTGGTGCGGCCGCTGGTGGTGCTGCTGGTGGTGAGGGTGCCGGTGCTGGATGGGTGTCCGCAGAGGGTGGGGCGGGCTATGCCGGAGGAATGGCGGCTGATGCGGGGGCACTTAGCGGTGCAGCCGGCAGTGGGGGTAATGTGGGATTCTTCGATGACATTCTGGGTAACAGCGTTGGAAATTCCGGGCTTACTGACGTTCAGCAGTGGGCGGACAGTCTCGGTGGGTTGAACGCTGACGGATCTATAAATTGGGCTGCGATCGATGCAAGTCCTGCGTTGCAAAGCATGGGGGCTATTAGCGGAGACTACGGGGCTATTCCATTCGGCACGTCCGCCTCTGGAACGGGAACCATACTCGATCAGATAAATACATTAATGAATGGCGGGTCTTTGCCAGGCGGGCTTTCCTCACTGAAGTCTCTCTTAAGCGGGGAATTAAACTCGGGCGGGTCATCTAATTTTCTGAGCGGACTGCTAGGTAGCGGGAAAGACCTATTAGGAAGCACCCTCGCTGTCGCCCCGTCTCTCGCAGCGATCAACTATGCCAAGAATCAAGGCCCGTTCGATACCTCCAAGCTGGACAGCATCTATAACGGACTTCAGGGTAATCAGTCCCCTTATCTCAAGTCTCTCACCGATCCTTACGACGAAACGACGGCTCAAGGTTACGGGCGGCTTACTCAAAGCCTGCAAGACCGTGGCGTATCGGGGTCGAGCTTCGGCAACATGGATCTGACCAACTACAACACGGTAAGGGACAGGGGCAGGGCGGATATTCTCGGGACGGGGATGAATAACCAACTCACCCTGCAATCCGGCGTTGCCTCCAAGCTGCTGGACGCACAGGCCAAGGAACGCGAGCTCAAGAACAATCTGTATGGCTCCGCGCTTTACGCTCTGGCCGGCGGTCTTCGTCCGCAACAAACCAACGTATTGGGGCGCTAATGGCTTACCTTGATGAACTGGCCGGCGGACTGCGTTCGGCTGCTGGGGTGTTGAATCCCAAGATACAAGCGGCCAACATAGAAGAAGATCAAAAGAACCGCACCCTGCAAGCTCAACAGGCACAACTCCTCGTGCAGCAACTGGCAAAGCAGGTTGAAAGCGGCTCTATCGCCCCTGAGAAGGCCGCTGCTGCGTTGTCGGCTCGTGGTATTAACGTGCCCCCGGAATTGCTCGGCGGACCCAGCCTGGCGGCTCAGAAGGCCGCTGGCGAGGTGCGAAGGAAACAAGCGTTCGAGTCCGCAATGACGGCGGCTGGAAACGATCCCGCAAAGCAACGGGCAGTCGCTATGCAGTTCGCATCCCCTGCCGACTTGCTCAAGATGAAAACAGAAGGTGGATTTACGCTTGGGAATACACGATACAACGCTGACGGCACTCCTTTGGTTACTGCGCCCGAGCAGATGAAAAAGCCGGTGGTTGGAACTGTTCGTAAGATTCAGGTAGGCGACCAAGAGGTAACGCAGGAATACGTACAAGATGGGACTTGGAAAGAAATAGGGAAAGGACCGAAGTTTGCTCGTTCAGTGGCCCCCGTAGTCGTTACTGGCGGCGCTAGCAAATATACGAACGTGCAGCCTGACGGAAACGGAGGTTTTATAGGACTCAACAAGTCCACCGGGCAGATGGAGAAGGTGCCGAGCGCTGAAGGTGTAACGCAGTCTGGGCTTTCGACTGAAGCGATAGACGCTGCTGCACAACGCTATGCGATAGACGGCACGCTCCCTCCCAACTTGGGGCGAGGTACGCAGGGGTCTATAAACACGGCTAAGATTCTGAATCGTGCAGCGGAGCAGGCGAAAGCGCAAGGCAACACGGCAGAGGAAGCCCGCATACGCCAAATCTCTGGACGCGCTACGTCTGTAGCACTTTCTCAAATATCACGCCAAGCCGCACAGGTCGGAGCGTTTGAACGAACGCTGCAGAAGAACGCCGATCTTGCGTTGCAATTATCTGACAAGCTAGACCGTACAGGCTCTCCTATTCTTAATAAATGGATTCTCGCCGGCAAGAAGACCATTCTTGGCGATCCTGACGTGGCAGCGCTCGATCTCGCGATTAAGACGGTCGTTAATGAATACGCCAAGATTCTTAGCAGTGCGACCGCTGGTGGCGCTCAAACCGCAGAGGGTGAGATTAAGAAGGTTGAGGCATTGCTAGCATCTGCACAGACCAAAGAGCAGGTTAAGAAGGTTATAGAGATAATCCGTCAGGAAACCGGCAACCGCATGAAGTCGTTTGATGATGAGAAGAAATCACTTAAAGGGGAGTTTCGCTCTAAGCCCGCACAGGCTAGCGGGTCCATACGTGATCAAGCTGACGCCATCCTAAGGGGGCAGTAATGGCGACTGCTGAAGAATACGCACAATGGATTGTCAGCAATCAGGATAAGAAGGGTACGCCTGAGTTTGAGACCGTAGCCGCAGCCTACAAGATCGCAAAGGAAACTCCGCAAGAGAAGCCGGTAGCATCGGTATCTGGCGTAGTTGCAGAAGGCGCAAAGGGTGTTTTTCGTGGCGCGTCTCAAGTCGGAGAAATGTTCAACAACCTCGGTACCGGAATGTTCGCCGGTCCCTTTGCGCCGATCATTCGCCAATTAACTGAACGTCTCTCACGGCCTACGACCTCCAGAGTGCAGGCAAGCCCTCAGAATGAGGCAGATAGGGCCGCAGGCACCGTTGGCGAGGTTGTGGGCAACAGTGCCGTCAGCGGGGGGCTGGGAACGGTTAGAAACGCCGTAATGACCGGCCTTTCTGCCGCTGGCTCAGCGATAGGCGAACAGTCGGGCGGAGATGTCGGTAAGGCAACCGGAGCCATTCTACCTGCGGTACTGGATTTCGCATTAACCGCCGGCCGGAATGTTCCTAAAAACATGGTTGCTCGGTCCACTCAAAAAACCCTTGCGACCGATTACGCAAATCGCGGTGCCGAGATTTCCAGAGAAACCAAAATACCGCTTTCACTGGGGCAGCAGACCGGAGACGAGGCGACGATGATGGTGGAAGGAATGGCGGCGAAGAACCCATTCTCTGCAAGAAAGTTTCAGGAGTTTGGCGCTAATCAGGTATCAGCCTCTGTTCAGCGTCTCAATAAGATCATGGACGACATCACGCCCAACAAGGTGAGCGATGTTCGCATGGGAACAATTCTGGGAAGCGCCTTTGATGATGCTGTAAACGGAGCGGTCAAGATTCGACGCTCTCAGGCTGCGGCCGATTTCGATGCTGTAGATGCGGCCGCTGGGAATGCGAAAGTCATACCAACCAAGAATCTCACATCCACGATAGACGGGCTAATACAGGAGTTAGACGTTCCTGGCGGCGGGGATGCTACCGCTTCCCTGGTTAATCGGCTGAAGGGCATGAAGGACAACCTTGCGGGTGTTGTTAAGACGCACTACGGAAAAACAGAGCCGCAGGCTAAACAGGTTTGGGCGGGATGGGAGAACGGCGGGTTTAAGACTATTGCCCCTGATGCTCCGTCACTGACAGCCAATGAGGCGAGCAGGCTGCTTGAGGTTTACGGCAAAGCGTCTGCCGGGACGGGGCAAATCTTCAAGGACATAGACAAGGCGCAGCAGAGAATGATTGCGTCTCGCTTGGTTAAGGGGGTTTTGTCTGACTTGGACGAAGCGGTAGCCGGTGGTCAGGGAAATGCCGCACAACTGCTCAAAGCCGCTAGGGATAACTACCGGGCAAACTCCGCAGCGATTAACAAGCTTGAGGACTCTGTAATAGGAAAGTACCTCGGCGCTGGTGATCGTTCGCCCGAACGTGTCGCGGACTTCCTAGTAAAGCTCAAGCCCACGGAAGTATCGCAAACGGTGAACATGCTCAATAGGGCCAACCCTGAGCTTATACCCCAGACGCGGCGTTATTTCATCGAGAGAGCCATAGAGAACGCCATCATAGCTCCGTCTAAGCGCAATCCTAGTTCGCCTAACTTCTCCGCCGCGAAGTTCATAGACGCCATGCCGGAAGGCGCAAAGTTTAATGTGATCTTCGGGAACAGTGAGGCGAGGGGGGAACTAAAAGCGGTAGGTGAGGCTTTGGAGCGGATCGCCTACAGGGGATTTACGGAAGGCTCCCCTACCGCTCCGCTTTTGATGGCTTGGGACGCCGTCAAAAGGGTATTCACGATACGGGGTATGGCCGGCCTACCTGCCGCGATGATCGCCCCTAAAACAGTAGCAAAAGCATCACTGACGCCAGAAGGCCGTAGAGCCTTGATCGTTCTCGGGCGTTACGACAAGCCCACAGAAACAACTATTCGGGCTGCTTCGTACTTGGCGGGACTCGCATCAAGAGAACAAGAAACAGGACAATTACCCACGGCCAGAACGGCAGGAACGGCAACAGTGCCGTAAGTACCGCAGCAAGTATCACCGCACCAATAAAAGCTTTAATAAATCTCATAAAGCCGCCTCCGGGCGGTTTTTTTATTCCCAATAACAAGGATAACAGATGGGAACTAAATATTCTTCAACAAGTATTTCCGGTTATAACTCCGCGCCCCCAGCAGATGACGGCTCTACAGCCGCATCCAATCAGGTCAAGTGGAGCACGATAAAAACCAAGCTAGCCGATCCGTTCAAGGCTGCTATAGAGGGGATCAATTCAAAGTTAGTAACCGCCCTCGATACAACCGCTCGCCTCGTAACCACGACCGATTCCACGGTAGCCGGCGATCATCAAAGGACTCTTGAAGTCCCATCCTCAGTCACGACCACGTTTACGATTTCCCTTGGCGATGCGGCGACGATGGCGAATGGGTACATCGTCACGATACGAAATAACGCCGCCGTCTCAATAACTGTAGGCCGTGTCACTGTGGGCGACACGATAGACGGAGCGGCATCGAACGTAACTCTAGTTTCAGGGTCTGCTGCGACCTTCGCGGTCAATGCTTCCGGGAATGGGTACAACACTATCGCAGACGTATCGGTGCAGGCTACTGACACGTCTCGCGGACTGCTCGAAATTGCGACCGGAGCAGAAGCGCTTGCTGGAAGCGATGCGACGCGGGCGGTTACTTCTTCAGGGCTGGCGTCCAGCAAGTCGCTCGCATCAAGCGGGTACATGAAACTGCCGGGCGGCTTGATTATTCAGTGGGGCACTGGAACCTCCGGCACGACCGGCGTAGTCATCACATTCCCGACAGCGTTCGCATCGGCATGTTATTCCGTTGTCGCGGTATGCAGCAACTCGACAAATCCGTCGTCTCCGCAATGCTCCGGGATTTCCACGACCGGATTCACGGCTACCGTGTCCTCAGGAACCCCGGCCATTTTTTACATCGCCATAGGCCAATAACATGAAACGATACGCTGTAATCGACGCGAACGGAAAGGCATCGGCCTTCTACTCGGACGATGTATCGTCCATCCCCGAGGGCGCGGAGGAAGTGAGTAACGTGGCGTGGCAGACCTATATCGACAATCAGCCGAATTGCCACTTCGACGCCGCTCGGAGCGTTGTGATCGATCCGCCTAGCGAAGCTCAAGTTCAGGCGCGACTAATGGATGTTGTGCAAGCGCATCTCGATTCAGCGGCGAGAGAAAAGGGCTACGACAGCATCTTTACTGCGGTCACCTACGCCGACGAGCCTGCGGTGACGAAGTTCCAGACAGAGGGGCGGGCAATGCGGAAATGGCGCTCCCTCGTTTGGGATGCGTGCTATCAGATTCTCGCGGATGTGCAGGCCGGGACGAGAACCATTCCCACGGAAACGGACCTTATAGCGGAACTTCCGACGCTGATAATATGATCAACGCATGGCGAGAAGCGCGACATGACGCGACCCAGTCTTAATCTCTTGGTCGAGTGGAATGCCTCGGCTCTCGTGCAACCCCAGCACCCAAGTGTCGCGCGGCGGAATTTCGATGATCTCACGAAATCCCATGAGCTTCATGGACTGCTCGAACAGCCCGCGACTTATCCGAGTGTTGTCATTAAAGCACACCGGGAATTCGGTCAGGGACGAAAGGTTGGCGTGCGGCGGGCTGTAGGCCACAAGCAATTCGTCGGTATCGACCATCTGGCCCCAGAACAGAATCGCCTTGTGAGCGATCTTTCCCAGCGCCGCGAGGAAATGCAGCGGGTCCGGCAGATGGCACATGATCGCGGACGCAACGACGACATCGAATTGCTCACCGATGGGTAGGACGTGCGTGATGGAGTCGTAATGGCGATGTAGGAACTTAGCCCTCGTCCCGAGGATGGTGTTGAGTGTTGCGACAGCGGCGCTATAGTCGCCCAAGTCCATGCCGACGCCACGCATGCCCCGGAGTTCAGCGCCTACGGGGAAATACCCGTTGTTGCAAGCAACGTCGAGCAGCGATCCCCCGGTGAAGCGCGCAGAGACCTCATCGAGCAAATCCTCATACATCGACCGCAGGCGCGCGTTCGACTGGGACACGCTGATCCATTCCTGCTCTAAATAGTCTTTTCTGCGAAAGACGAGCGGTGGACTAACTCTCGGGTCTTTGGCGTACTGCCACGAATAGGCAACGCCTGTTTGCAGATCGTCTGAGAGTATGAACGGCTGGTAGTTCAGCACGTTCGCAGCTTGGTTGATCTGCTCCGTGGTTTCAATGTTCAGGCGCAAGTCCATTTGTCATCCTTGTTTGTGAATGAGAACTTTACCAGAAACCGAAATAAAGAGAGGGCGACCGCAACGGGTGCAACCGTCGCGGCCCCCAGCATCAACGAGCGATGCCAAGCGAAGGCCCTCCCGCCGCGTACGCAGCATGGATAGCCTAGCACACAAGCAAGCTCCCGTATT